GGATCGTCAGCAGCGGCCGCAGCGGCGTCGGGGTCGTAACCTCGATTGGGCGCGTCTGTCCGGCCTCGATGTGGGAGTCCAGCGCGTTCGTGCTGTACTCGCGAATGACGGCCAATTCCGAGTCGGCATACAGGTCCGTGAGGACGTTCATGATGTGGGCCAACGCCGACTGGTCGATGCTCATAGCCACGTCCTCACCTTGGACGGTGCTATCGACGGTAACTCCGGTTCGCTCGGGAATCATAGGGGGGGGGGGTCCTTTCGTTTGTGTTTCCTATGGATAGCTCGATACTAGCAGGTTGATTTGGGTTTATGTGTGACGTTGGTCACATTGTCGGGTCGTCATCGACTAGCTCGCACTCGCCCTCGACCACGCCGGAAATCAGCAGGTCCGGGTGCTCGGCGGTTGCCTTGTCTTCCGCTCCGCCGGGGCAGATGTCTTCGTAAGATTCCGCGAAGCGATTTCCTTGTCCGCCATCATGAACGCCGATGACCGTGTACATACGCGTCTGCGGCGTCGGGAGCGCCCGAACCGCACACAGGGGAACCATGATTGGCGCATGACCCTGTACATTGAGCCAGAGCTTGTCATCCGGTCCGGGTGGATCGTCCAGCCTTCCGTTAGGAGGTCGGTCGCTCTGTGTGTACTCAGCCTCAACCAGCACGGTATCGCCGTGTCGAATGGTGGTCCCATCCAGCAGATCGCGCGTTGTGTGGTCCCAGCCATCGTTTCGTGCCTTCGTCTTAGCCATTTCTTAGTTTCCTTTCACTAGGGATAGCTCACGCTATCAGATGGTCAGGGCTTCGTATGTGATTCTTGTCACACATGGATAGCTCATGTAGTTCTATGATCTTGTATAGCTTGTTGGGGTGGCGGCGACGGTGTTGCTCGCCAAAGTGGAATTTGTCGCCGTCGAACACCACGGCGTGTGTAGTCCGGCCGCCGCGACCTCGCACGACACCGATCCACAGACCCGATGGCTTTGCTACGTCTCCCCACCGGATTCCGCCTGTCGCTTCAAAGTTCCGAATGCGCATGTACCATCCGAGCCGCTTAGCCTCCGCGCGATAGAGCGGCCAGAATGGAACACCGCTGCGTGGTCTGATCCAGTCAATCTCGTCGGGATGGACGCCGACAACGCAAGCCAGCGCTCGGCGCATACAGTCGCCTTCGCCCGCATTCGCACTTGGCGGCGGTGTCCAACCGGGCGCGGGCATTAGTGATTATCCCTATCGCGGAATGGAATGTCACGCCAGTCAGTGGCGGCCCAGGCGCCAAGCGCGAGGGCTAGGCGTCGATGACGACGTGTCAGCGCGAGCAACGCGGCCAGGCCGAACGCTAGGCCGTGGTGGACGCGCCGTCCTGCCAGGTAGACACGCGGGCCGCGTGTGTGCCGCTGTACGCGCAGGGGCGAATGACTCGTGACGAATGCCCGCGCTCCGGGGGCGAGCCTCACCGTGTGGCGGCCGACGTGCGGGTTAAGCGGCCCGATGAAATCGGATGATGTTTCGGCCAAGGTTGGCACTGTGACGCTCATACTACCGCCCCACAGTTGCGGCATTGCGTGGTGAAGATCGCAGCGTCAGGCACTTCTACATGCTCAGGCTTACGGCAGCATTGCGCTCGCTGATTTGACTCCGCCGCGTGGTGGCGCTGTAGGGATGCCGCCCGGCGCAGGATCCGCGCCTTGTCGCGGCCGGGGTAGGCGCGGGCGCTCATGCTTTCGCCTTCGCTATCGCTATTAGGGCGCGTATCTCTGATCTTGTAGGTGCGTGTTCTCACGTTTCCCTTTCATTGATTGACTACAGCCGCATCCTAGCGCATTCGCAGTCGGGTATGTGTGATTCTCGTCACATAACCCCGCGAGAGTTTGGCGCAGCCGCGTACGTAGATTGTGGGATTCAGGACCGCTGCCATTGGACTAGATGTGTCGGCGGAGTGTCCTAGCCCCATCCAGTGCCCGAACTCATGCACGACCGTTAGGCATTGGTAGTAGACGCCATGCAGCGGTCGCGCAATCAGCATCCAGCAGTGAGTGCCGGGGAAGCGCGGCTGCGTGGCTTCCCCGGCTGTGCCGGGCGATAGGGGTACGTCAAACGCGACTTCGATTGTCTCGCACAGCGGCGGGACCTCGACGCCCCAATATGCCTGCGCCATCTTGAACTCTGCCGCGCCCCATCCTTCCGGTGGCGGGGGCGCGGCAGCATTTGCGGTGTGCGGGAGGTAGAGCAGCAGGGCGGCCAGGGCCGCCCACGCTACCAGCACCCATCGGGGCGTGGGGGTGCCATGCCTATGCATAGCGCGCCCGCTTGGCTTCACGGAGTCTGGCCCTCTCACGACGGCCGCCGACTCGCTTAGGCTTCGCGCTGTGGCTGCGTGCCCAGCTTGGCTTCCGCTGTCGCCCCTTCATGATGCCGCTTTCACTTGAGCGCAGTGGCGGCGAAGGCTAGGCGGGGCGGCGGGGTACATCCCCGTCGTCTCTATTCCGCTTCGCCGGTCAAGCTCTATCTTCGCTATAACCGCCGCATCCTTGCCGTCTCGCGCCTGCGTAGTGCGGCCGGTCCTGGTGTTCCTGATTCGGATACTCATGATGCATCCTCCAATGGTTTGAAGTATTCGGGGATACGACACGCAAGAATCATATCGTGGCCGAAGCTGTCTTCAAGACAGTCGCAGTTAGTCATGTACCAGTAGTTGCCTGGGTTGGCTGAGCATACTTCTTCGGTGACTGGCGAATACGCGACGACATTGGGCGCCGCGTATTTGTACATGTTTGCGAGGGTTGCGAGGGTTGCGAGGATCATCGGTCTAGCGCGCCCGCGCCGCTGGTGTAGCGGACGGTGCCGCCCTTGTCGCTCACGGCGAAAGAGAAGGAACCATCCTCGGAGACATGCGTCACTCTGACGCAGGGCGCATATCGTTTGGGTGCCGGTCCCCATCGCTTCGCGGGGAAGCAGACGCGAGGCGCGTGCTTCGCCGTGGTGTCGGGGACTTCGCTGCTTTCGATGGCGATAGCCACGGCAGCGATGGCACACATGGTCAGACAGACCATGATGATGACGGTCCCTAGTCTCAGGATCGTTCCGTTGATTGACTCGTCAGTGTAGGCGGTGCGGATTTGCTTGAACATGTCGCGTTCCTTTCGTGTGGTTTATGTTGCGACGCCCACAACCCTAGCAAGCGATTACCTTACGTTGTGTGAGATATCGCACAGACAGGGACGTGGGGCTGTGGTATCGGGCCGCAACCCCACACATCCGCCTACCTTTTATTCCCCACGACCCCACCTGCTCGCAACGTTTCGTCTACAAGACAAAACGATGCAGGCACGCTGTAAATCCCGAAAATTTAGGCGCGTGGGGTTGTGGGGGCGGGGCTTGCACGGGTGCAAGAATTAAAAGCTAGAGGGCCAAAGCCCTAATGGGGCGCAATTTCGCCCGCTTGACAGATGGTGTAAGGCATCATTTACGTACGCTTGACAGATGTGATAACGGTTCATTTCCTTTGCCTAGCATACGAATCAAGATGTTAGGTTTTCTCGCCAGAAAACTTGCCAAATGGTCCCCGGTCGGACTACCATCGCCGGAACTCCAAGCGAAGTCCAAATTTCTCCAGAATTTGGATTTGACAGGGACGATATGCTGTAGGCAGCGGGGTGGACTGGAGTTTGGTTCCAGCACGGCCTCATAAGCCGGTCACGCGGGTTCAAATCCCGCCCCCGCTACTGGCGCGATGGCCGAGTGGTAAGGCGGCCGGTTGCAACCCGGTCTTCGAGAGTTCAATCCTCTCTCGCGCCTTGCGGCCCTGGCCGAATAGGAAATAGCTCCTGGTTGTGGTCCAGGCAAATGCGGGTTCGATCCCCGCGGGTCGCCTGCTATGCTTCACTAATGCCTAGTAGCGACGCGCATGAACACGAATTTATCTGGGACGGAGGCGGAACCGCACTACTTAACTCCGAGCGCGGACCAACCCTAGGCTGGTATACATGCAAATGTGGCGCCCAGATTGGCGTTATCATTGATGTGCCAATATCTGGACCAGATGCGACTGCCTACGGTTACGTCATCGAAGGCAAACTACTCAAAAGTCCCTGTAAGTAATCACCAACGAAAGGGTCCGCGCGAGCGGCCAGGCTTGAACAGCGTCATGAAGCCCCAGAGAAGACCAAACGCAGCGACGATTTCCAGGGCCTCGCCCATCAGAGCATCTTCGTGATCTGGCGGCGCTCGTAGCGCAGTTCACCAATAACGTCGCGCATCGGAAGATCAAACTCCAGCGGCAAATCATGCCAGGCGACCATGCCGATGTAGGACCGCAGCGGAACAGCGGCATCAGCACAGCGCTGTCGATGCTGGGTCAACCGCTCGGTGCGTTGAGGCGTCCGGCGGCGGCCATAGCGAGCACGGCACTCCGCAGACGCCTTAGCGACCATGCGGCCGATGTCAATGGCTTGCTGAAGCTGTTTATCGGTAGGACGATCTTGCATTTCACAACCATAGTAGCATAGCTTCGCGTCAATTACGGCCACGACCTCTAACGTTTCAATATCAAATTTGAGACAAAACATTCACAAAAAACGACGCAAAATAGCCTACAAAGCCAAATCTAGAGGGCCAAAGGCCAAATTCGCTTCAGAATTACCCTATCACACGCAACCGCTCTAGAAAGCCAAATCTGAGAGAAAAATCCGAATGTGCTACGCTCAGGGCCTCGCGCAGCCCCGCGGGGCGGAGCAACGGCCCTGACGGCACACGCTCCTCGACCGCTACTTGAAACCACCCTGGACGACAAACACATACTCGCAGGCCCGTCAAGGCAACCCTACGACCCTACATCGCTGCTCCGAGGCCGCACTTTCGCGCGGTTTCGCTGCTAGACTGGCACCATGCCGTTCTGGGACTCCGTTCGCGATGCGCTTTCTCTTGAAGGGAAGGCCGTAAACGCGCGCTCTGTCATCCCTGGGTCGCGCACTGAAGCGCCGGAGGTCTACGGGACGCAGATGGGCCAGACTGGCTCGCGCTTCGCCGCGGCATCCGCGAAGCGGCAGCTCGAAGCCTACGGCTCGGGCACCGACAAGGCGATGGATTGGGTAGCCGACTGCATGGGCGTCATCGCCGAGACGGCCGCCCACGCCGCCTGGCACCTGGAGGACTACGAAGGCAACACAGCCCCACGCTCCCGCGCCGAAGCGGAGAAGGGCGCCCGCCTCGCAGACCCCTGGCTCGTGCAGCTCCTCGAAGAACCGAATGGCTACCAGTCCTGGGAAGAAGTCATCGAGCTGTTCGTCATCGACCGCTACATCACCGGCGACGGCTTCCTCCTCAAGCGCGGCGACGACGGCCAGGGACGCCCCCTTCAGCTTCTGCGGCTCCCGCCGCAGTACACCGAGGTCGTGCCGGGCAAGAAGGGCGAACTGATCGAGTGCTACGAATACAAGGCGCCCGGCCAGCCTCCTGTCAAACTTGCGCCCGAGAAAGTCATCCACTGGAAAGGCCCGAACCCCCACGACTCCTACCGCGGCGCCGGAGTCATCGCGATGGGTCCGCGGGTCTTCGACGGCGAGATTGCGCTCACCGAGACGAAGACGGCCTACTACGAAAACGGGGCGCGCCTGGAGGGCGTGCTGGAGGCCGAGCAGGCGATTTCCGAGTCCAACGCGGCGAAGCTGCGCCGCCAGTTCGCGGGCATCTACGCTGGCGCGCGCCAGGCATTCCAGGTCGCGGTATTGGGTAGGGGGCTTACCTACAAACCAATTCAGTCTAATGCCCAGAAAGCTGAGTTCGGCCTGATGTCGGACCAGTCGCGCGACCGTATTCTGGCGCTGTTCCGCGTTCCACGCGTGATGTTGGGCCTCGCCAGCGAGACTTCCTCGACCACCGCCCCCGGCGAAGAACGGCGGAACTTCGACAACAAGCGGATGCGGCCGATCCTCAACACCCTCCAGACACTGTTGACGAAAGAGCTGACTGCCGACTTCGGCCTCCAGCTCAAAATCGACTACGAATATCAGATGCCCATTGAGGATCAGTTCAAGCTCGGGGCCGAATTTGCGAAGATTCCGGGCGTCTTGGTCAAGGAGGTCCGTAAACAATTCAACCTTGACCCACTGCGCGATGTCATGGCTGGACCCAAGGCGGATGAAGCAGAGGAGATTGAAAATCTCGTCCTCAATATGCCAGGAGAAAACGATAACGCTTCTGGCGTCAAGGACCGGCCGCTCCCCGGCGAGCCGGGACGTACCCCAGACCCCGGCAATACCGCAACCTTCGATGAAGCCGCTCAGCGGCAAGGCGTCGCCGTTACATGACTGCGTCGATGACCATTATGCTGACGGAAGATGACGCGCAAACCAACGGCGACCTCCTGGCGCGCTGATGGACGAGTTGGAGGCGATGGAAGATGCGGTCTGCAATGAAGAGGAGTTCGATATGCTTGGTGATTACTAATGTCTACTGGTGACGATATTATTCCTGTCTCATGGCGTGAGTTTGAGGCCGCGCGTGAGGCGGAGCGTCGTAATGTAGCGGAGATTGCGAAGCGTCTTGATGAGCGTGTTAATGCGGCAGAGGATAAGGCAATGGCCGCTAATAACGCAACTGGCGAACTAGCGCAAAAGCATAATGACCTGATTCATTCTGGCGAAAAGAAGGAGAGTACGTATGCGACTAAGGACGAAGTTCAGCGGATGCGTGAAGATGTTTCTGTGATTCGTACCGCACAGGCAAAGATTGCTGGTGCATCTATTATTGGATCAGTTTTCCTCGCTGTTATCATTAACCTCGTAATTCGCTTGGCTAGTGGAAGCTGATATACTTAGGCTTGACTAATGGACGACGGAACCTACAGGATTCAAGGTATTAAACCAGCCAATACCGGTTATGGCGCGCTTGCCATTAATATTATCCCTGCGGCTGATGTGGCTGAGGCGGCCACTGCGAGTAAGCTAGAGGTCGGCGATTATATCGTTATTCACAAGGACAATGGTCCGCCAGAGGAGAACTAATGATCGAAATCCTTGACACTATTTTCGGTTTTACTACGCGCTTCCGGCCGCGCTCCGAGAGTGCTCCGGGGCCGCTTGAACATCTCGTTACTGCCTAATGGCGACCCGTGGGCGCGCCAAGCGGCGCCGGAAGTCCGGCTCGGGTAATGCTGTCGGGGTGCGTAAGCACTCGCGGTCCCCGCGCGGCCCGAATCGCGGTAAGTCGCGCGTCACGGTGGACTCGTACCGCCGCGGCAAGCCCAGCCGTAAGCGCTAAACTTCGTTTTCGGGCCGTAGCGTAATCTGGTAGCGCTCTCCGTTCGGGATTGAGCATCAACGCGCTTGAATCCCATGCTCCCAATTTATGCTATGCTTTATTTGTGAATGCGGCTGATTTTCATTGGTTGGTTGGACTCTTGGAGGGAGAGGGATCATTTATGGCTGGATCGCCATCTTCTCCGAATAATCCGATTGTTATCGTGTCCATGACTGACCTAGATGTAATTGAACGTGTCGCAGCGCTGTGGGACAGGAAAATTCAAGTGGGACGGCGGCAGATTGCGCACCATAAGCAGCCCTGGTATGTGCGTTTGCAAGGAAGCCCGGCAGCCAAAATGATGCATGAACTGCGCCCGTATATGAGCAAGCGGCGCCAAGCTCAAATTGATTCCGCGCTGAATGGATTTGTGGCGCGCCCTCGACAGCCTGCGCGCTGTGGGACTACTCATATGTATAAGAAAGGATGTCGGTGCGAAGCCTGCTGCCAAGCAAAGCGGCAGGAGTATATTCGTTTGAATATTGCAGCTTGATAAACCTTGACCAACTCGATAAGATGGTTGTGGGCTAGACAGGAAAAGACGAGTTGCGCCCACGACGTGGGCGCAGTCGTGACCTCGGTTCGAATCCGAGCTAGTCCACTCCGGGGTGATAAGGTAATTGGCAGCCAGCGAGGCCCTGAACCTCGAAGTGCAGGTTCGAACCCTGCCCCCGGATTTGACGCCTGCGATATGCTGGATATGCAATGAACTGAACAACTGATCGAACAGGAGGGGCATGGCGACGGCGGAGTGGAACGACGAGTGGAGTCACAAAGACTACGAGTGGCCGGTCGTACCGAATCCAGACGCTGGAGTCGTCGAGCAGCTTGGCAAGACCGTCGTCAACCGTGGCGGCCGCCTCCTGAAGGAAGCGCACGCAGATCGCAGCATCACGATGGACTTCCCCAACGGTGCCTCGCCGGGGACGCGCATCCGCAAGCAAGTCACGCGCGCCGAATGCCGCCGCCGCTCGCAAGTCATGACGCCGCTGTCGCCAGACGACGAACCGGCCGCCGACACGCCGCCGCGGGAGAACTCCGATCCGCTGAAAGTGTGTGTCGTCTGCGACGCCGTTCATCTGTGGCCTGACTTGGTTGCGGCATGACGCTCTACTTCCTCGGCGAGCCGGTACAGACCCACGGCGCTTGCGACGATGGTTGGGTCTGGGCGACATGGACAGACAAGAAGGGCAAGGAGCGTGGCGCCTGGCACTGGATGATGCAGCTTCATACGACCCCCTGGGGCGATTGACGCAAACGTAACGAGCTAAATCGTCTATACTCCTAGGCGTGAAGGACTCCGCCGCATTTACGTTCGACTTCGCGCTCGACGCCGAGTCTCGTGTTAAGCTGGACGGCAAGGCACTTCGCATCGAAGGCTACGCGGCCGGGTTCGACCGGGATCGCGAGGGGGAGGCGTTCATGCCGGGCGTCTTCGACAAGGGCCTCGAAAAGTATTTCGAACGCAACCCCGTGCTCTGTTACCACCACCACACAGATCAGCCCCTTGGCGTGGTCGAGGAGGCGAAACTGGACGGCAAGGGGCTGTTCGTGAAAGCTCGCCTCGACGATCCCGAGCCGGGTACGCCCCTGGCCGACGTGTGGAACAAGGTCAAGTCGGGCACCATCAAGGGCTTCTCGGTCGGCGGCATCTTCAAACGCATGATGACCCCGCAGGGTCCGCGCATCCACACGGCCGACGTGGCGGAGATTTCGGTGACGCCGGTACCGATGGAACCCGGCAGTCTGTTCGCCCTCGCGGGCAAGGCGTTCGGCAGCGATTCCGAGCTGGACGACGCAATTTCTGGCCTCAATGAGCTGTTTAACACTCTAGAGGGGCTAGCGGGCAAGGCCGTCAGTGCTGAAAAGCGCCGCAACGCGAAATACCACTTCCCCGGCACCGATAAGTACCCCATCGACAACCGTACTGACCTGGAGAACGCAATTAGCCGTTCGGGGTCGAGTACGGAGAGTAAATCGGAGGTACGTGCTTACCTTATCCGTGTGGCGAAGGAGCTTGGCTGCATGGAGTGTATCCCCGAAGACTGGCTTAAGTAAGCCATTTCCCAGCGCCCCGACCGGGGCGCTTTACACATGTGCTACTATGCGGCGCATGGACTTCCCCGAGCAGATCAGCGCCCTCATTGACCGCGCGAAAGAGATTTCCGACACGCTGGAGGGCAAGGGCCTCGACGCTGAGGCTCTTTCCGAGCTTTCCACTCAGTTTGAGTCGCTGCGCACTGACATGGACGAGCTGAAGACTCAGGTCGCCGAGGGCGCCGACAAGCTGGACGGCAAGGCCGTTACCGACATGCTGGAGAAGTTTGGCGAGCTGGAGCCGGAGCTGACCCGCCTGAGCGATGCACGCCAGGCCGAGGAAGCCGCTCTGGAGCGCAAGGCCATGATTGAGCGTCTCGACACGCTCGGCGAGGCCGTCGGCAAGGTCGCCGGGAAGGCGATGCCAGACTTCTTCGCTACGCAGGCCACGGGCGACCCCGAGGTCTACGGCCCGGAAGGCGATAACTCCTACTTCAACGACGTGCGGCGCGCTCGCTCCGGCGACGTGACTGCCGCGAAACGCATCGACGACTTCTTCGAGGGCAAGGCGATGGGCGAGGGGACCGATTCCGACGGTGGCTTCTTGGTCCCGCCGGAGGTCAGCAACGAACTGATCCCACTGCGCGACAGCGTCAGCGTCCTGCGCCAACTGTTTACTTCGCAGCCCGTGACGAGCGACACCCTTCGCTTCGTCGCTCAGGACTCCGGCCTCGCAGTCGCGTGGACCGCCGAGTTCGCGGAGAAGATTCAGTCCCAGCTCAGCTTCTCGGAGTTCGAGACGCACATCTACACGGCCGCCGGGCTGGCGACTGTGTCGAACCAGCTTCTGAAGGACGCGAAGTGGAGCGTTGACCAGCTCATTACGAAAGACATGGCTAAGCGCTTCGTCGCGCTGGAGGAGCAGGCGTTCATCGCTGGCTCTGGTGTCGGGCAGCCGCTCGGGATCATCAACACTCCAGGCGTCATCAGCATCCCTTACGCTGACGCTTCGCCGGATCAGCTTTCACTGATTGACAAGATCAGTGAAGCGATCACCGAGGTTCAGACTCAGTTCCTCGGGTTCCCCGACGCAATCGTCATGCATCCGCGGACTTGGGGCTACCTTGCTCGCGGCCGCAACAAAGACGACGCATACTTCCTCGGCGCAGGCGCGGCCGGTACGGTTCGCAAGCCCAACGAAGCCATCCCAGGCTACAACGGTGGGCCGCTCCCCCGCGGCGAACTGTTCGGACTGCCGGTGTACTGCTCCCCCAACGTCCCCACGAACCTGGGTGACGCGGAAAACGAGAGCGCCGTCATCGTCGGTGACTTCTCGCAGGGCCTCGTGCTCGACCGCGAAGGGATCGTGACGGACACCAGCTCCCACGTCTTCTTCACCAGCAACCAGACCGTGTTCCGTTCGGAGGAGCGCGTCGGATTCACCGCCGGTCGCTATCCAAACGCCTTCGCGGTTGTCCAGGGAGACGGCCTGGCGGCCCACTAAGGAGAACTTATGAGCGATACCCCAACAACCATCCTCGACGAACCGATTACCGACATCAGTGCGGTGCAGGGTTCCGTTTCGGTCACGGTTAAAGCCAAAAAAGGCTCCCTCGTCTACAGCGTCGAGGGTGACGAGACGGCCGCCGTGAAATCGAACGCTTCTGCCGCGGAAGTTCTGACCGCGCTGGAGAACCTTGGCGCCGTTGACTCGGGTGACTTCGTAGTCACCGGGGGTCCGGGCGATGAACTCGGCACTAAACCGTACTTCATCACCGCGACTGCTGACGGCCAGTACGCTGGCGCCAACTTCCCGTCGATCACCGTTGACGACGCTGGACTCGAAGAAGGGGAAGAAAAAGCCAAAGTGGCGGTAGTCACTGAAGGCTCTGACGAGAACCCCGACGCAGTCCAGCGCGGGACCGGCTTCGCCGACCGTACCGAAGACACTTCACCCCTCGTCACCGGCGAATCGCCTGCCGAGCGGCGCGCAGGCCACGGGTCCGAATTCGGCGACGCCTAATCCTTCCCCTGTCCACCCCCTACCCACCGGCCGCCTTCGTGCGGCCGGTCTTCGTTAAGGCGAACTGCTAGACTACAGCGATGGCCGGGAATATTGCTGACTACGGAGAGAGCCTAGCTCTCGACTACCTTCTCGGAGGGTTCAAAGCGGTCTACCTGGCGCTGTACACGGCTGCGCCGAGCGATGCCGGAGGCGGCACTGAGGTCACGACTGCCGGGGGCACGCTGTATAAACGCCTCGCGCTCGCTGAAAAGCTGTCGGCCGCGGCCGAAGGCGCGAAGAAAAACAAAGTCGATCTGGTCTTCCCTGTCGCGGGAGCCAATTGGGGAGAAATTACCCACTTCGCCGTGCTCGACGCTGAATCTGGCGCCGCCAACTACCATTGGTGGGGTCCGCTCGAAACCGCGAAGAAAATCGAAACCTCCGACCAGTATTTCATTGAAACGAATAAACTAGTCTTCAGTCTGGACTAAGTCATGTCTGCCCGCTTTTGGGTTGTTAACTAAATGCTCTTTCCGCTCTGGGCCTCCCCCACGAACTCTCCGTCGAAAACGGCCGAACGCTTCCTTTCACCAGAAGGGGTGATGGGCTGGAGTGCGTCGAATATAACTGGGCGGTTCCCTGTTCCACCCGGCGGCGGCACCTTGCGTCAGCTCATTGTGGCTTTTGCTAATGCGCCTGGCTCTGGTAAGTCGTGGACGCTCTCCTATGTCGTTAATGGCGTTGAGGACGCATCGACGCGGGTCAAAATAGAAGGCACAGCTAAAAAAGGCGAATGGAAAGGTGAACTCAAACTTAAAGAAAAAGATACTTTCCAGATTCTCCTTGTTCCTTCAGGTGAACCTGAAGTCCCAGGAGTAGGCGAAGAAGGTGCCGCCATTTATACCTGGGTTGAAACGGTGGGGAATACTTTCTGGATTGCTGGCGGCGGCAGTGGTAATTCCCTGACTGGAGAACCCTCTTACAACCCGCCCTATGGAATCAACAGTGCTGGGTGGCAGGCGACTGAGGGCTTGAACCGGATTATCGTGCCCGGCAAATTCAAACTCAAGGGAGTTGCCTTTGATCTTAGCGGCACGCCTGGCTCTGGGAAGAGCTATACGCTATATGCTCGCGTCAATCGCTCTGAAGATACAATGGCAGTCAAAATCGAAGGCACTGTTGATACGTTCAAAGTGGCCGAAGGATCTGCGCAACTCAAAGCTGGGGAAACTTTGGAGGTCAAGCTAGTCCCGTCAGGCACTCCTACAGCTCGTTCGGTGCGGTACTGCTATGTGGTCGAATCTGAAGTGAAAGGTGAAATGTTCGCTGGTGGAACCGTCGAAGTTGCCGAGTCGAGCAACACTGTCGTCAGGTACGGCTGGCCCGACACTTGGAAGGCCACTTGGGGGACGACTGGTGCGCATCTGCCGCGCCCCATAGGGTTGAAATTCGAACGGCTGTACGTCGAGGCAGGGACGGCACCGGGGGCCGGGAAGGCGCGCGTCTATGAGCACCTGAAGCTGCCTTTCGTGGCCTCGGGGCTGAAAGTCAAAATCGAAGGCGCCGCGACAAGCGGCAATGATACCACGCACTCCTTCACCACTGACGGTGAACGGATGACGATGAGTTCGACTCCGTCCGGCACCCCTGTTGAAAACACAGGCGGCGCCCATTGGGGCTTCGTCGTCATTGTTCCTCAGATAGTATATGGAGCAGCGAATACGTCTGGAACATCAACTGCGCAGCTCGATGGTCGCCGCCGCCGCCTGTCTGGCGCCAACCCGACTGGAAATAGCTTTGCGTCTGACGCTGGAGTGCGGCGTCGGTTTAGCGCCGGGAGCACGTCAGGCTTGTCAAGCGTTGTGTCAGTGGGAACTCGTCGTCGTCGTGGCTCGGCCTCGGTATCCGGCGGTAGCTTCGCTTCCGATGCCGGAGTTCGGCGGCGCTTTGGCGGTGGAGCGCTCTCTGGGACGAGCGATACTGAGGCGATGCCTGCTCGGCGGCGCTACGGAGGCGCTGAAGCGTCTGGGAGCAGTTTCATGTCGGATGTTGGCGTACGGCGGCGCTTTGGCGCAGGGTCGGTCTCAGCAACGTCAGGCGCTAAAGCTACTGGTGCGCGTCGCAGCTTCGGGGCGGCTGTTGTGAGTGGTCTGGGAACCGCTGTAATGCGGCTTAAACGGCTATTTACTACGGTTCCTGGCAAAGCAAGGCTGTCTGATGCGTCTATTGCAGATGCTGCCCTGGGAGATAGTAGCGTTGGATCAGCCCGGCTTGAAGATCATCCTGTACTATCGGAGGAGGAATGAGCTACGACCGCGGAGATACAGCTAGGATTTCGGCCTCGATTTTCGATATAAAAGATGCTCCCGCGGACCCCGAATTGCTTGTATTTCGGCTGCTTAAACCTAGTGGAGAAGAGATATCCTATGAATATGGTGTCGGTGGGAATATCACGCGTCCTGGTAAAGGCGAATACTATATTGACGTTGAACTAGACGAAGTCGGCGACTGGCCATATCGCTGGGAGGGGTCAGGCGGAGTTGGCTTTGCTGAAGAGGGCGTCCTCACCGTTCACCGCAGCGCATTTGAACTAGCCGCTAGCGGCATTCTGTCGCTGGACGAGTACAAGCTCCGGCGTCAGCTCACGGAGGCTTCCTCAGAACGCGACGAAGCTATCGAAGCCGCGCTCGCGTCGGCCGAAGACGCCATTCTCCAATACACCGGCCGCGACTTCACGATGGCGCAGACTGAAGAACTCCGCGAATTTCCGTGGGAAATGCACGCGACGATTCTGGAGACTGATGACTTCGTTGGTAAACCGTCAAAAATCAGCTTCGAGGTTCCGGGAGTCGGAAGCGGCACGACGTTCCCGACGAGCGCATACTGGCTCGGGCCGCGCGAGGGACAGACGTACTACTACATCGACTTCACGCCCGCACGTAATCTGTCATCCGCCAGCATCGGCGCGATGGGCTTCACACGCAATCTGGACACTTACTTCGGGCGCGGAGGAGGCATTGACACCGTCACCGCGAAGGTCACGGCCAAATTTGGATGGCCAGGCGCTGCCCCGGCGAGCATCAAGCAGGCCGTCACTTGGCTGGTGGACGAGTTCTACAAGAAAGATGGCACGCAGGGCGAATTGCAGGCGGAAGCCATCGCCAACCTCAGCTACGTGTACCAGCGCGCCCGCGAAGAACAGCACGAACTCCCGGCGCGCGTGATGGCGCTCCTCGACCCATACCGGCGCATTACGCTCTGAGCATGGCAGGCGTCGGCATTTCAACGCGCGTCCAGTGGCGCGACGAGTTCGGCCGCTTCGCGCAGACACTTAACGTCGGCGCTCGGCGCTCACAGCAGCAGGCGAGTGAGGTAGGCGCCACCCTGGCCGCCGCATTGGCGCCAAAGCGCTCCGGCTTCCTCGCCTCGACGATTCGCGCGACCGGCGCAGGTTTCGTTGCTAGCGCGGGATACGCGGCCGCCCAGGAGGAGGGCGCGGTGCCGCACTGGATCGGCTGGGAGGCGGAGGTTCTGATGGGGGACGAATTTGGCCCGGCGCGTGGCCCGGTGCTCCACCCCGGCAACCCGGCAACCCACTTCATGCGTGACGCCCTGCGGCTCGTCAACGCCCGCATCATGGACATCATCCGTAGTAACATGCCCTGATGGCTGTTTGTCCACATACGCGCCTATCGATTCCAGAGTGCTCATGTACGGCATGTATTCGGCGGATTTTGGCGGCGCAATGCCTTAAGATGTCTTAATGGCTACTACCGCCCCCGAGACACGCCTTCGTGAGCGCCTCATTGAAGCGCTGACTGCGGAGTTCAAACCCGAGGGCATCCGGTTCCTTAATGATAAGCTTCATGACTCCAAGGGCCGCGAAGGCGCTATTGGCGCCGTATATCCTGGTCCGACGCAGGCGGCCGCTGGGAATGAGCTAGTGATTGAACCAACGGCGTTCATTCAGCTTTTTGGCAAGTGGACCGCAGAGGTCGATCCCGACAAGACGATTGATCCGACGCCTGTAGAGGAATGGGCGGAGCGGATTCGTCGGGCCTGCCACAGCGACGGCTTCGAGGGCACCATTGACGCTGACGAACATCTTTGGTTTTATAGTGTTAGTCGGGTTGATTACCCACAAGACCCTGGCGGTAATATCACGCGTCTTCTTGTCACGGTTATTGGTAAGGCCCAAAATGCAGCGCTTTCAGGGGCATCCGGGTAACAAAGGTGCAAGCGCTCGATCTGCTACACTGTGGCGTATGCCAGTGACTGACACGCCTAGCGACGCACAGCATGAAGCCGAGGTCGCGCGCCAGGAAGACATCGCCGCCGAAATCGTGCCCAACGAAGTTGAAGCAGCCGTCGAGGCAGATTCGTCCTTGGTCACGCTGCGGTCCAAGGACGTTGAGCAGTATCCGCTGACCCTGTCGGTTGTGGGTGCGCTGGACTTGGTATTCGAGGACGAGAGTGCGACGGTTGAGGTTCCCTCCGATGTTGCCGAGCAGGTCACCTACCTTCAGAACGTTGAGGTTGTCGCGTAATGGCTGGTATCCGCGGAAACCAGGCATTCTGGGTCGCTGGTGCCCAGGAAGAAAAGGCCAAAGCGGCGAAAAAATGGCAGGACAAGTATCTATTCACGGACGGGAACGTTTCCCCGAGTCGTCAGACCGACCAGCTTTCTGAGACAGACTCCAATCGCAACGCGGGCGACTTCTTCGTCACGCAGACTGGCTCCGAGGGCGCCCCGGCCGCATATGTACGTGCTGGATCCATCCACCATCTTCTGCACTATGCTCTAGGCGCAAAAACTGATGAAGGCGCGGCCGGAGAATATAAACACAAACTGGCATCTGCAGCGGCACTGCCGTACGTCACCCTTGGTAAGGGTCAGGGCGGCGTGCTTTGGGAGACGTTCAATGACTGCAAGCTCGATGAGTTGACACTCGCCTGGAGCACTGGACAGCCGGGCACTGTAGCCGCTAGCTTCATGGGGCGCTCTGCTGTCCGCGGGACTGAAGAATTCAAAGGCGAACTTGCGCCCCCGACTACAGATTCTGATGCCCCTCTAAACTTCAACGGCGCGACTGTCAAAATTGGTGGTGCCGAAACCCGCCTCGTCTCTAGCTTTGAACTCACGATCAGTAATAACCTGACCGTGCAGCAAACAGATGATTCTGTGCCTTTCGACATCGTTGAGGGTCCGCTAGCCGTTACTCTCGGCTTCGACTTCATTGTTGAAGACCTGAAAGAGTATAACAAGTTCCACTACGGCGGAGAATCCGGCACTGCGCAGAGCGCTTCGATCTTCACGACTGAAAACCTGACGTTTGAATTTGCCGGGAAAGACGCCAAAAACTTCTTGAAATTGGTAGTGCCGAAAACCGCCTACACTGAGTTCCCCGTGGAGCCAGATGCTGGTGGCGCTCCTGTCACGGCCGCCGTTAAGGGCGCCGCGCAGCGCCACTCTGAAGGCTTCCTTCAGGCAACTGTTGGCAACATCGTAGAAAAATAAGCAGTCACTCCATTAGTGGTCTAGACTAGCTGCTTTGTATCCCGCCCCAAGAGAGGATAGGGCGGGGCTTGACTGCTATGCTATAGAGCATGGAGACGGTCGATGTAGACGCACTCACTGCACTGGCAACCTCGCTGGCTTCCGAGGCCAAGAGTCATGCTCGTGCAGCGCGGCGGCTGAACCAGCAGGCGGCGGCTCTCCGTGACCATATCGTTCAACTACAGTCCAAGGAGGACAAAAGTGAGTGAGACATCTACCACCAGTAAGGCCGAGTGGGCGGCGGCGGGAGTCCATACCGTCACCCTACCCTCCGGCAGCCGCGTCAAAATCCGCATCCCGAACCTTGCGCAGATGGCGCAGGCTGGCGAACTCGACAATGAGCTGCTCCAGTACGCCATCCCCGACCGCGCGGTCGAGGAGACGGAAAAAGAGCTTTCCCCAGAGGAGAAGAAAGCGAACCTGACGAAGCTGGCGAATTTCCACGCCTGGCTCGTGAGCCACACGCTCGTCGATCCGGCGTTGACGCCGGAGGAGGTTCCCAGCGTCGTGCCGACCCCGGACCTCGAAGTCATAGTCGAACTGGCGTCCCGGCGCCGCGACATGGACGTTGTCGGGCACCACATTGGCGGCCTGGAGGTTTCCGCCGATTTCCGTCGCTTTCGTGGAATCGCCGATGGCGAGTCGGATTTTCTGGACGCATAAGGAAGCAGGAATGCCGCTCCCGCAATTCAGCGAGGATGATGTAGTGAACTTTATGGTTCACGAGGCGCTAGTGGCGCGGGCGGCGCACGAACGGACTCAGGCGAACAAAGATCGCGAGCGCCAAGATTGGATGGCGGGCCATAAGGATTGGGCCAAGGAAGCTGGTCTAACTGAGGGCAGCGGTCGCTAATGGCCTACGCCGACCTTGATAAGAAGCGTGAGTATCAGCGTGCCTGGCTACGTAATAAGCGCGCACGGCAGCCAGGCACGCTGCGCAAATATCGTCGGGACTACTACGCGGCTAACCGTGGGCGTATTCGGGCGCAGGAAAAGCAGCGGTATGTTGATGCGCCAGATCGGCCGCGCAGTACGGCGCGCAGTGGGGCGTCTTTGCGTCGCGCCCTAAAGGCCAGCGCCCCACAGGGCGATCCCACCGAAGCGGCCGCCTATGAACAAATCCTTCGGCAGGGCATCTGTGAACTCTGCGGCGCTAAAGGGCCGATTCATATCGACCACATTGAGGCCCTATCAACTGGCGGCGAACATGGCTGGGAGAACTTCGCGGGGCTGTGTCAAAGCTGTAATAGCAGTAAGGGAACTAAGCCGCTATTGACGCATTTGATTGAGGGAACAGTCTAATGCCCCCCGGAGGCGACAAGGTTGGTGAAGCGCGTGTAGACATTCATGTCAACGCCGGTCCCGGCGAAGCTGAGCTGGCCGCGCTCAAGTCGAAAGTTGACCGCGACTTCGCCGAGCTGAGTCGCAAGAAAGCGGAGGCCGAGCTTACACTCAAAGCCGCCGAGTTCGACAAGAAGATCGACGAGGCGAAGGGCAAACTCGACTACTTCAAGTCGCGTCGGGCGACGGCGACTCTCGACCTCGCGAAGAAGCACTTTGACGAGCAAGTAGCGGCCGCCGAGGCGGAGCTTAAAGCGCTCAGTAAACAGCGCACGTCGATTTCCATCGACAGCAAACAGCTTCGCGCTGCGAACAAGGAACAGCGTCTCCTCTCGGAGGCTCGCCGCCTCGACGAACGGGTTGCGCTACAGCAGGCGAAAGCCGAGCGGATGGTTTCGCGCGAGCGGCAGCGCGCCACCGATGACGCTATCAAGTCGCGCGCCGAGATTGCCCGCCTCTCTGAATCATACGAGAAGCTGATCGGCAAGCAGCGCGGGCTGGAAAAATCGAGTCGCCGCGTATTCTCCGGTCGCTCTCTCGCCGTCGCGGAGCAGGAGGCCCGCAAACTGGAGCGCGTCGCCTCCGAGGCTGACCACGTCAAGCACCGCATTGAGCAGCTTGGCGGCTCCGTCGATCACCTGGACCCACAGATTTCACGCAACTCGTCGCTGCTCGACCGCTGGCTCTCGAAGCTCGGCGACACTACTGTCCGCCTCGGGCCAATCACGACTTCTATCAAGGGCCTCGGCGTCGGCCTGGGCCTCCTCGGGCCGCTGCTGTTCGAGCTGGGCGGCGGCGTCGTCTCGCTGGCCGGGACGCTCGGCGAGGGCCTGGCTGGCGGCGCTGTCGTCGCCACGGGCGCCCTGGGCGGCCTCGCGACCTCAGCGGCCGGGGTCGGCTTCGTCATCGCGCCGATGGTCCACGAATTCAAGGAAGTCCACGCGGCCGCCGAAGCGCTCACCAAAGCCGAGCTGAAATACGGCAAGGGTAGTGAACAGGTCAAAACGGCGCAGGAACGGTTGAACAACGAGCTTCATGGCGTCAGCCCTATCGCGAAGGAAGCCTTCGAAGACTACGGAAATCTAACGAACCGTTGGAAAGCGTTGACGAAGGCTGCGCGCCCGGCTGTCTTCAACGCATTCGGCGAAAGCCTCAAGACGGTGCAGTCGCTTCTCCCTGAGTTTGCTCGTGAAAGCACGGCGACGACGAAGGTCGCCGGGAAAGCTTGGGACTCGTGGATGAAGTCACTGCGCTCCAGTGAAGCGAAAAAGCTACTCGGCAACATCATGAGCGACTTCCGGGCGTCTATCCCTGGCCTCGCCAGCGGCCTTGGCTCGCTGGTGGCGATAATCGGCCGTCTCGGCGCCGCGGGCGCGCACTTCCTGCCTGGCCTGAGCAACGGCTTCGCTGAGTGGGCGAACAACCTAGAGAAGGCAGTAGGCGGCGGCGCGGCCCTTCAGTCCGACGTAGGCCGCCTCGTCAGCCAGATGCAGGACTTGGGACACCTGACGCAGGACACCGGCAGCCTTATCGTTCACATTTTCGACGCGGGCGCGAACTCCGGCCAGGGCATGGTCAAGTCGCTCGACAACGTCATCAAGCGCTGGGACAAGTGGACGCAGAGTGCGAGCGGCAAAGCTGGCCTCGCCGAATTCTTCGGCGACTCGAAGGAAGCCACCGAAGACTTCATGTCGTCGCTGGCGCACCTGACGAAGCTGCTGTTTGAGTTCTCGCGCGCTACGGCGCCGCTCGCCAATGGCCTGCTGAAGGTCGTGACCTTCATCGGTGACATTATCTCGGCCGCCGACGGCCTGGTCGGCGTCAAGCAGATTTTCCAGGGCATCGGGATCGTTCTTGCAGGTCTATTCGTTGCTTCCAAGGTGCTGACCTACGCCGATTCGATCAAGACTGTTAGCACACGCCTCGCCGGATACGTCGGCATTGAGACAACGGCCGTCGCGGCGACTGAGGCTGAGGCTGTAGCTTCCGCTGAGGCGGCCGCTGCAATGGAGGCTGAGGCTGGCGCCGCCGCCACGGCGGCTGCCGCACTAGAGGCTGAGGCGGTCGCCGCCGCCGAGGCCACTGTTGCGACTGAGGCTACAGCAGTAGCCGCTTTGAGCGCAGATGCGGGGCTGGGCGCAGGCGCCGCGGCCGCTACTCGCGCAGCACTTGGATTCGGCGAGGCTGAGGCGGGTGCTGGCCTCCTGGCGGCCGCCCTAGCGCCAGAGGTACTGATCCCGGCGGCCGTTATCGCGGGCCTCGTCACCCTTGGGATCGTCCTCGGCGACACTGGACAGTCGATTCAGGACGTTGAAGCGGACTTCCGCAAGGCCGGACACGAAATCGACAACTCGCTGACTGGCGCCTCGAAGGCCATCGACAAATACGCGGCCGCTCAGCAACACAACGCCAGCGCTTCGAAGAACGCCTCCGAGGCACGCGCTCACCTTGTCAAGCTCCAGAAGGAAGGTGCGCCCGCCGACAAGGTGACGAAGGCGGTCGAAGCGCTAACGCACGCTGAACGGCAGCAGGCGCGCGCCGCCCACCAGACCGGCGCCGTCAACCGCGAACAGATCGACAGTCAGAAAGCCCTCCTGACGGGCGCCCGCAATCGCGTCAAGACGGCGCGCGAGGAGATTAAGACGTACAAGGAACGCATCCGGGCAGAAGAACGGATGTCCGGCCCCGGCGGCGGTACCTGGGAAGCCAAAGAACGGAACAAGCTAGCCAAATCTGAACGCGACCTGGCGCAGGCGATGCTTGACGTGTCGCGCGCTCAGCGCCAGGAGGCGGCCACGGCCGTTCCCTACGCGCGTTCGATCAAGGACTTGAAGCCAATCTCCGCGGCGACGGAGCGCGGCCTGCACAAGCTGGCTGAAACCATCGGCGCCACGGCGACAAAGAAAATCGGTAGCTTCGTTAACCCGAAGGATGTGGCGAAGGTCACGGAGCTGGGCAACAAGCTGACGAACCTTGGCCGCGGCGGTCAGGTGAAGAATATCGCCGTGAAGTCGCAGGGTGCCGACCAGACCATCGCCAAGCTCCAGAAGCTCCAGGCGCAGACCAACAAGGTCGAAGCGACGCGCGCCAACATCAAGGTTGGCGCTAACGACCAGCAGGCGCAGGCCAAGCTCAAGCGCCTGGCCGCGCTCTCGCAGCGCGTCACGGGCACGAAGAACACGGTCAACATCCTCGCTCGCTCGGAGTCCGCCGAGGCGGCTATCCGGCGCCTGAAGGCGCATCTGCGCGACGTTGCCCACGATAAGTACCAGGCCGAAATCAAGGCGCTCGACAAGGCGACGACCCCGGCCGAACGCGCGCACCACAATATGCGCCGCGCCGTAGACGAGAAGTATTCTGCCCGCCTGGAGGCCATCGACAATGCCTCCGGCAAGGCGAAGAAGGCCGAAGGCGCAGGCAAGAGCGCTGCGAAACAGCACTACAAGCTGAACATTACGGCGACTAACCAGCAGGCCCTCAACTCGATCCAGGCCGTCAACGCTGCTCTGTCTGGCCTCCACGACAAAACGGTCAACGTCAACGTCATCACGCATAAGAGCGGCGGCTACTCCGGTGGCACAGCCGACACGTTCTACTCGACCTTCGCCAGCGGCGGCCTCAACGACCGCGAGCTACAGCGCGCGAACGAAAAGGCGATCCGCAAACAGTCTGGCCCGAGTCAGCGGATTAACAAGCCAACGATGTTGGTTGGGGAGCAGGCGCCGCAGCATCACGAGTACGTCATTGCGACGAACCCTGCCTACCGTGGCGCCAACGAACGGTACCTGGATCAGGCGGCCAGCGACCTTGGCTACGAAGTCGTCCCGGCCTACAAAAAAGGCAAAGGGAAAGGTAAAAAAGGCTCCGGTTCCGGCAGCGGGGCGAAAGGCGGCCCTGGGCCGCACCCGCCGAAACTCTCGAAACGGGTTCACCACTACCTGAAAGCTACGCGGCTTAACTACGGCGATTGGCTGGAGCGGTACAACGCGACCGAAAAGAACGCGGAAAGCGAAGAAGGGCACTACTCTGCGGAGCTATCGCACGAGGAACGCGAGATTGCCGCGGGGCGGATGGAAAACTGGAACTACGGGCTGCTCCGTGGTTACAAGGAAAATATCCGCGAGGACGAGCGCAAACTGCTGAACCCCATCGTCCCTCACATCGAAAAGAAAATCCTGAATCAGCAGGGCAAGGCGGAAAAAGCGCTGAAAGGTACGCGCTCTCGGCTGAGTCAGGTGAGTGGAACGATTGGCAAGCTCGAAAACGAATACAGCAAGATGGAAAAAAGCAAATCCGAAAGCACCAAGGACTACAACACCAAGAAGCGGCAGAAGAAACATCAGATCGACGAATGGAAGAAGCAGCAGGCCGAACTTAAAAAGGCGCGCAAACACGAGGAAGACCTCATCAAAGAAGCGAAGCAGGAACTGGCGAAATTCCGCGGCGAGGTTCCGAGCATCAAAGACGCGCTGTCTGAAGCCGAAGACGACGTGCAATACATCACCGATGTCGAAACCGGCACCGTCGAAGCGCCGTACGAAACCGGCGGCGGTGCCGGGGGCAAAGAAGGCCCGAGCATCGGCGAGCAGACTGCGTCCTACAACGAAGCGCGTGAACAGCTCTACGAGCAGTTCGCCAGCAACATCACCGGCCAGACGACCCCCGCGGCCGCTCCTGGTGCCTCCTCGGCTGGCGGCGGCCCTGGTGGTCCGTCCACATTCGCCGTTGGCGCCCCCGGCGGGCAGCCGAACTACCTCCAGAAGGCCATCAGCGACGCCATCGGTCGCACAGGCGGCCACCCGAACTACATCCCCGGCGGGAGTAGCACGCGGCCGTCGCAGAAGCATGGCGGCGCGAGCGACGACTGGCACAGCGCGGCCGGAGGCACTAAGATTGAGGTCGTGAATCACTTTGCGGCGCCGCCGCCCGATCCGCACACCTGGACGAAGCAGCAGGAGTTCGAGCTGGGAGCGCTGTCGTGACCGTTCTCGGCGTTGAATACGGCTGCAAATACGTCCTGACCGGCCCAGACGGCACGCGCGCCGTCTTCAACGACTCCACGGACCCGGACTTCGTCGGCATTCTCGGACCTGAAACCTCCGGCCTGGACTCGGCTGACGTGCGGGAGGATGCGACTGAGGCCGTCGAAGAAGATGGTGGGCATCACGGCGACTTCTACGACGGACGGCGCCCGGTCGTGCTCGTTGGGACCATCATTGCTTCCAGCGCCACGAACCGCAACGAAAAGTCGCGCCGGATCAAGCTCGCGTCGCGGGCACTGCGGAAAGATGCGACCCTAAAATGGCAGCCTGCGGGCGGCCCGGAAGTCGAACTTTTGCTTCGTCGTCAGCAGCCAGTGCGCATCACGAAAGGCTACGTCAAGGACTTCCAGATTCCGATGGTAGCCGCGGACCCATCCCCCAAGGGGCTAACGACGCACGTCAGCGAAGTTGATACAGAACTTAGCGCGGAACTCACAGGTGAACCTAGCGGGGGAATCGTCGTCTACGGCGAATACCTGTACTGGACACGTTCTGGCGCGTCAGGTAAAATTTGCCGCGCGAAAATCGACGGCACGGGAGTCAACGAAGAATTCATCAGTGCTGGGCATACCAGCGTGTCGGATGTGACAACTGATGGCACGTATCTCTATTGGGTACTGTCTGCGACGAACAAGGTTGGCCGCGCAAAACTAGATGGCACGGAAGTTAACGCAGAATTTATCAAAGAAACAGGCACTGAACCAAAGAGTTTGACCACGGATGGAACCTATCTCTACTGGACGCTTGGAACGCCTGCCAAAATTGGCCGGGCGAAACTGAACGGCACGGAAGTCAACAAAGAATTCATCGCGGCTGGTAGCGAACCGAACTTTATAACGAACGATGGTACGTATCTGTATTGGACGCGCACTAACGCCAACAAAATCGGGCGCGCCAAATTGGATGGGACGGGCGCCAATTCAGAATTCATTAGCCCCGGCAGTGAACCGATTGGCATCACTGTAGTTGACAGCAAATATTTGTATTGGACACGCGGCAGCGCTGCCAAAATTGCGCGTTCGAATCTAGATGGCACAGAAATCAACACAGAATATCTACCTTCTGGCAGTTCCCCCCGTGATATAACTGCCGATTCAAGTTACATTTATTGGATTAGGGGATCGTCAGCTAAGCGGATTGGACGCGCGACCAAGAATGCAGACGTGGTGAATGAAGGTGATGTACCTGCCTTCCCAACGATCCGTGTCTATGGGCCAGGCAAAGAATACAAAATTGAAAATACGACTACTGGACAGTCGATCTTGTTGAACAACGTCGAACTAAAAACGGCGTCTAAATACTTCGATATCGACTTCAAGAACCATACGATTACGCAAGATGGATCAACATATGCCTACAACGCACTTCAGTTCGCAAGTTCCACTTGGTGGCAGATCGAACCGGGCAAAAATTCTCTCAAAATCACAGGCGGCCCATACGAAGTTAAATGGCGTGACACCTACGCCTAATGACCACGATCCTAGACTAATACACCATGTGGACGATGATACTGACCAAACTGGACGGCACGCCCATCAACGAGATTCGGCAGGCTACGGCGCGCAGCGTCATCATGTCGCTGAACAAGCCATCGACGGCATCCTTCACGATCCGGCCGGACAACCCCCTGATGACATCGCTGTTTGCCGAAGACACGCTGCTCAAGGTCTACGAAGAAACCACGCTCCGGTTCTACGGCAACGTCGTATCATCTGAGCTGGCGACGCAGGAGGACGGCAGCCAGCCCAGCGTGAAGGTCAACGCGGCAGACCCGGCATGGCGCCTCGCGCGGCGTCTGCTTGGCCTGTCCTCCGGTGGGACGAAATACGAAGGCGACAAGGCGAAGGTCGCGTACAAAATGATTAATGAACTCAACACCACGGGCGCCACATACCCGACGAAAGCGGAGACGGGCATCAAACTCCTCGCGGAAGCCGAATACAGCGCGGGCGGGTCGGGCATATACGTCGCTGGTCCCTACAAGACTGCCCTGTCTTGCATCAACGACCTTGCTCACGGCCTGGACGGCTTTGATTGGTACATGAAAGCGCTAGATAGCGTCGAAAATAAGCTGGTGACGTTCGAAGCCAAACCCACGTACGGCGGCACCGCGGCCGCGGTGTTCGAGCATGGCTACGGGCAAAAGAACGTCAAATCACTCAACTACCTTCGCGACCTGGGTGGCCTCGCGAACAAGGCGGTTCACCTTCCCGACGGCGGATTCGAAGAAAAAGGCGCCGAAGTCAAGTCCTCCGAAAGCGAAGCCTCCGTCAAAGAACGCGGTCGCTTCGAAATCGTTGCCGACGGGTTCGGCCTCGTTGACGGGGCGCTGCGGCAAAGCTGGGTTGACGAGGTCGTGCGCGTACGGAAGAACCCGCGCTTCGTGGTCAGCATGACGCTGGACGTTGACGACGGGACTGGCCGCGTCCCCGCTATCGGCACGAACTTCTGGCTTGGCGACATGGTCGAAGCTCGCTCCGTCATCAATAACGTGACGATGTTCAACGGCAAAGTTCGCGTCTACCAGATTCAGGTCGCGCTGAATGACAACGGCGCGGGGACCGTGACGCCGGTGCTCATCGACGAAGAAGGCTCGGAACTGTAATGCCACGCGATCCCATCGACATCAGCGTCAGCAGCCCCGAGCGCTCGGCGCGTAAGCTTGGTGAGTTCGATGATGCGAAGGATCCAATTCGGCTCCGTGTTGGATCGGGTCCGGCAGGCGCGGAAGGACCAGAAGGCAAAGAAGGTAAAGAAGGCCCTGCTGGCGGCGAAATTCCAATTGCGCGCGGAGAAACTACCGTGAAAATAAAATCTGGGGCAACAGAAAGCGAAGAAAAAACTATTGAACACGGCTTGGGCGCTAAACCTACCTTTGTTGGTCTATCTATTGAGCGCGCAAAAGGCTCTGGAACATTTGGATTTCGGATAATTTCACGGACAACGACAAAATTTACGTTTATGCTTAATCAGACACCGGCAGCAGGAGAAGAAGCTACATACACGATCCTATGGGAGGCATGTTGAAGATCGTATGACGTGCTAAACTGCCTTCATGGCATCCGCCATTGAACTGCTCGCCACGTCGCTGACGGAACTGGCTAAGGTCAAGCCTCGCGACTCCGCGTCGAATACAGCGCTCAGCAACGGCAAGGCGCGGGTTCGGGAAGCCAAGGCTCTGATCGAACAAGAAGCGCAGCCGCCCACGCCGGAACCGCCTCCCCCGACAGCCGACATTCGCTGGGGCGCCTGGATCGACGGCAGCACCTACGGCACCGGCGGCGATGTCCCCTGGGACCAGACCACCTGGAACAAGTTTGAGGAACACGCCGGGAAGAAAGTCGGCATCGTGCATTGGGGACAGCCCTGGGGGCAGCTCGACAGCAACGCCCTGGCCGCCGTCAAGTCTCGCGGCGCCGTTTCGCTGCTCGACCACGGCATCGGCAGCACCACGCTCCAGGCCGTCGCGGAAGGCGGCCAGGATTCGGTGATAGATGCCTGGGCACAGAAGGCCAAGAGCTTCGGCAGCGAAATCATCTACCGGCCGTGGTGGGAGTTCAACGGCACTTGGTACGCCTGGGGACGCAGCCCGTACTACGTCGCCGCATGGCGGCGCCTGTACACGCGCGTCAAGGCCATCGCGCCGAACGTCAAGTTCCTCTGGTGCCCGAACGTCATGTGGGATACCGCCTCCGACCCGGCCGCTTGGTTCCCTGGAGAGTCATACGTTGACTACGTCGGCATGGACGGCTACAACGCTGGCCCGCTGAAGAACACGAGCTGGAAGTCGGCGACGGCGGTCTTCGGCCCCACGTACACGAAACTTCGCGGTCTGGCGCCGACCAAGGACATCATCATCGCTGAGACGGCCTCCACAGAGCAGGGTGCCCCCAGCGGCACGAGCAAGGCTGCCTGGATCGCTGACTTCCTCGGGCCAGTCCTTCAGGAGCAGATGCCTGCCGTCAAAGCCGTGTGCTGGTTCAACTGGCCTATCGTTGAGGGCGGGAAGACGATGGACTGGCCGATTGAGTCGTCCAGCGCCGCCCAGGCTGCATTCAAGGCCGGAATCGCCTCGGTCTACTTCCGCGCTGGCGCTTGACTTGCTAGACTACGGGTATGCCCTGTTCGAACAACGGCGCTCTACCTGCTTCCGACCTCGTCAACATTCGCCCCTACGGGCGCTTGCAGAAGGACGCGGGCAATTCATGGAACGACGGCCTGGCGCCCGCTGGCCTCGAACCGACTGGACCAGAACTTTCGACGTATCGCGACCGCGCCGGGCAGGATCATACCTGGGCCGTCTACCTCGCCGGTGGACCCCTGGCCGCGCGTCCCTACACGTCTGAGCATGGCTGCGGTAAGGCCGTTGACCTGAAGATGACCTGGATGCGCTCGTGGGCCGATGACCACGGCGGCCGTTACGGCTGGCACAAGACCGAAGCCTTCTCCGAGTGGTGGCACGTCAACTACACTGGTGGCGCCTATCGTTCGCCGTTCGTCAATCTCTCGAAGGGCGACAAGGGCAAGCGCGTGCGCTTCTACGCCAAGCGTCTTGCCTACATCCACCCAAGCGGTCACGCTGCCTACTACCACGGGCAACGGCGCGTCTTTGGCGCCAAGCTCCGGCAGGCTGTCATCCGGTTCCAGAAGGATCAGGAAATGACTGCCGACGGAGTCATCGGTGAGAAGACTGCTCATCGCATTTCAGCCATCTTCCACAAGCAGTACGCCGCGCGCAACAAGCGCAAGCGTCTCGTGCGCGACCACAAGGGCTTGCGCATCCAGACTGGCGGCCGTAAGCGTCTCGCCCGCGATGTCGCAAGGCTGCGGCCATGAATCGCGGACCTTTCTGGAACGAGGTAACGCGGCGCCTGGGTGCCGATGTCACGCTGCATACGCGGCGTGCGGGCCAGGCTCAGATGCAAACTGAGGGCGGCGGAGCGCGCAACAACCCCTTCAACACCACGCAGCCGATGCCCCACTCGACTCGCTACAATTGGGTCGGCGTACAGAACTACGCTACGGCAGAGGAAGGCATCCAGGCCACGGTGAAGACACTGAAGTACAAAGGTCACGGCTACGAGAAGATTCTTCGCGCTCTGCGGCGCAACCTTCCGGCGACGCGGATCGTACAGGCCATTGGTGAATCTGATTGGGGCACAGACGCATCGCTTGTTCTTCAGGTGCTTGACGACATCAAGCACAATCGCACTCCAAACACTTTGGGCCAGCTTGAGAGTCGGCCCATCGCCAGCTAAGGAGGGGGTGATTTCCATAGCAGCCACGACCTCGAATCCGCCGGTCGCAAAGAAGGTGATTGTGGGCGCGCTGGGCTACGCAGTCTCGACTGTCCTCCAGCTCGTGATTCCGGGCTACAACCCGGACCCACTCGTCGCTCAGCTCATCAACGGCGCCATCGGCACCGCGGCCGCCTTCCTCGTTCGCGAGGAGACGAAGTACCTTGTCCCCGCGCTAGAGAAGGCGAAGCAGTACGAGAACGGCATTTAACCTGCTACACTGCCAGCAGACCGATTAAGGCATGGCCGGTCCCGAGAAGTTCCCCGGCGCCACTCCCCCGAAATTCGGGATAGGGGGAGTCCCTTGTGTCTCAATCGTCTACTTGATAGACTAGAAGTTGTGGGAATGACCAATACATTGGACCGTGTTGATGGCCTACGCGACCGCATTGCGGAGCTGTGGGCCGACGGCTACTCGAACAAAGGGATCGCCGAAACTGTCCACAAAGAGTTCGCCGAAATCGAGTCCGTGCCAGTCAAGAGCACCATCATTAACTGGCGCCATGACGAACAGGTTTCCAACAAGATTCACGCCATCATGCGCGAGCGCATCAGCCGTATCGTTCGGTGCACCGACTCCGCCCTGGCAGACCGTCTCGAAAACCCTGACGAGTTGACCGTGGACGAGATAATCAAAATCCGCAAAGAGATTGCCCCCGCCCGCGACGTGCTCGATGACGCCGAGCGCATCGACCCGGCCGACGCTGCCAGCGACCTGTTCGGCGCCGCGGTAGATGACCCAGAGCTAGCGAAGAAGATCGCTGGCGACGCGGCCAATGCCGAATGAGCGTCAGCGGGTCGAAGCACTAGGCCGCGACAACCCAGAGGCGCTAGAGCGCGCCCGCAACGAACTCCGCAGCCGCCTTCTGATCCCGCACTCCGGCGGCCAGGAAAACATCCTCAACTCGGAGGCTCGCTTCCGCACTCTGGCCGCTGGGCGGCGCTGGGGGAAGACGAAGGTCGCCGCCCACGAAATTGTGCGCCGGGCGCGCAGGCCGAACCAAATGATCTGGTGGATCGCTAATGCACAACCACTTGACGAGCCAGTTCTCACGCCGAATGGTTGGGGCACGATGGGAGCATTGAAAGTTGGCGACGCTGTAATTGGTAGTGATGGACAGCCAACTAAAGTTTTGGGTGTATATGCCCATTCCGAACGCGAGGTATGGGAAGTAGAAATGTCGGATGGTGTAGTTGTGCGCTGCGCCGACGATCATCTTTGGCGTGTGCGGCAGTTGGGCCACAATGCGGCGCGTACATTGAAAACTAAAGAGATACTTAAGCGCGGTCTTCGACAACCATGTGGACGTAGTCGGTTTTCAATTGATAATGCATCGCCTGTTCCTGATGGTAAGGCGCCCAAAGTTGATGGCTATCTACTAGGCGCAATGCTGGGGGATGGTTGTATTCGTGAGAAACAAACGCTTCTATTTGCCAATCAAGATGCAGACATCGTTGCTCGTGTACGCGATGCAGCAGAAGACACTGGTGCCACATGGAAATGTTATGGGCCAATAAATTTCGGGATATCTAATGCTTCACGTCTACGCCGCCAGCTTTCCGAAGTTGGTCTAGTAGATGTACGCTCCAAATCTAAGTTTCTTCCTATGGTTGTACTACAAGCGCCAGCAAAATATCGCGCCGATGTCCTAGCGGGACTACTTGATACTGACGGCGGTAACGCATCTGGCGGCGTTCAATTTACATCAAAGTCTGAGCGCCTTGCGCGTGGCGTCGCTGATTTGACGCGCTCACTAGGCGGCCGCGCAACGGTTATGCATGATGGTCGTATATGGCGTACAAGGGTATCAATGCCGGATACTTGCCCATTTTACTGTGCTCGTAAGTCAGTAGACTGGAGCGCCGTACCTCGCGCTTCCCGGCGGCAAATCATTGATATTCGCCCCACAAATGATAAATGTGACATGGTTTGTATAGAAGTAGAGGCTACTGACCATCTTTACGTAACAACTGGATATCTACTCAGCCACAACACCTACAAGAACGTCTCCCGTGGCTACCGTGAGGTCGTCAACCAGATTCCTCCGTCATGGCTGGCGAAGCCTGCCCCGGCGTACACCAGCACCACGAAGATTCTTCAGCTCAAGAACGGCACGATGATCGAGTTCTACTCGGGCGGCTCACCCGACTCGCTGGCTGGCGAGGGTGTGGACTTCGTCGTCGTAGACGAGGCAGCCCTGATTCCCGACAACGTCTGGCAGCAGCTCATCCGGCCGACCCTCATGGACACCGGCGGTGAGGCGTTCATCATCAGCACGCCGCGTGGACACAACTGGTTCTGGAAAATGTGGAAGCTCGGTCAGGAAGGCAAGCCCGGCTACGAGTCATGGCGCTTCCCACAGACCGCCAACCCCTTCGTCCCACAGGAGGAGACGGACGCTGCCGAAGACGAACTCCCGACCATCATCTTCCGGCAGGAGATTATGGCCGAATTCCTGGCCGCTGGCGCCTCGATCTTCGGCCTCGGCCTGGAGCGCCCCGGCGCCCTCATCGACGAGATTGTCGAGCCGCGCGGTAACGTCTTCGTCGGGATCGACCTGGCGAAGCAGGAGGACTTCACCGTCATCACCGCCGACCGCGAAGACGACGGAATGCCCTGCTACTTCGAGCGCTTCAACCAGATCGACTGGCCGACCCAGCAGAATCGCATCGCCTACGCCATCGCCGAGCTGGAAGACGCCCCCGGCGTCGAGAGCGTCACCGCGATGATCGACTCCACGGGCCTCGGCGACGTGGTCTACGACAACCTGACGGCCGCCGGGGTGGACGTGACGCCCGTCAAATTCACGAACCAGTCGAAGGAGCAGATGGCCCGCCTCCTGGCCGCCGACATGGAGCACGGCCGCGCGTGCGTCCTCAGCGACATGCGCGAGGAGTTCGAGAGCTACGAGTTCACGCTGACGGCTAACGGGCGCTACCAGTTCGAGGCGGCCACCGGGCACGACGACATGGTCGCCGCCAAGATGCTCGCGCATTGGGGGCGCGTCCACGAGGGCGGCCAGGGCGTTGAGATTGTCACCATCGAACGCGACGACCCCACAGACGAGGCGCGCCTGCGCGAGGCCATTCTGGTGCGCAACGAGCCTGCGGTCGCGGACTCCCCGGCCGCCATCATGGCCCGCCCGGAGGTCTGGACTGGCCTCGGCGACTTCGTTACGGGCGGCGGCTCTGGTCGCGGCTTTTTTGGCGCCTAATCTCCCGCTGAGCGGCCTCCTGCGTAGGCCGCCTCTCGGGGCACCAGATGATAGCCCAGCGCTGCTTCCCCTTCTGAATGATGTCGTGGGGACTCATGGTCCCTAGCGTAGCACGCTGGCGATAGACACAACTATTGCGCTTCCGCAATAGTTGTGTCTATGGGATATTTAGTGAGTCAAGTACTGCTGGGCGCTCGAAGTCACGCGTGGGCCTATCGAATGCGCTCTTGCCATTCAACTTCCCTTCCTCCGCTAGCTTGCGCGCCTCTTGAACTATCCCTAGCGCCTGCTCGGCGAGGAACAGCCGGTGCTTCGGGGTACGCTCGACGCCTTTGATGAAGCCGCAAGCGTACATGTGCGGGTAGTCCACGACGTGCAGATGGTCGAGGTCGCCGTTATCGTGGACTTCGTAGTTGCCAACGCCGCCCTCATCCTCACCAAGAGCGACGCGCGTGCCGTCGTTGATAATCAGGACGGAGTCCAGTACCTCGGCGGCCGCCTCTACGCCGTGTGGGACGATTTCGACTTTGACGCGAATCACTCTGGTTCAACCTCCAGCTCCAGCGTCTCCAGAACGCTCTCCACGGCCGCGATGGGATCGTCGCCCTCGTTGTAGGCTATTTCGCCTGCCCACGTCCGCGCGTTTTCGGCGTCTACGCCGTGTGATTCTAGTGCTTTCTGGATGATGCCTTCTGTGTAGTCAACGTCCCTACGCTGCCGGATGACTACGCTGGTCAGGCCGATAAGAATGAGCCTGTCGTCTTGAGTCAGCATCAGTTATTCTCTCCTTCGATCATTTTGGCGATGGCTTCGTGCTGGATGAACTTGCAGCGTTCGCAGATTGACATCGGGCTGCCGTCCATGAGAGTAACGCCGGGGTGTGTAAAGCGTTCGTGTGGACATGCATCCATAAATTCCTTCCATTCCCGGCGCGTCATCATCACACTCATCATCACACCGTTGACCTCTAGCGAACGCTGTTCCATTAGTCCTTCCGACGCACGCGGCGTTCCACGGCCCGGACAGCGGCTTCGGCGGCCGCGATGGCGAGCAGGCTCAAGAATATTTGGCGGGCTGTTTTCATGTCATCCTCCTTGCGTATTGTTGCGGATGTGCTCGATCAGCTCAGAAGGCGCCCTACCTGCAAAGGTTACGGCATCTGTCAAGCCGCCGGGGAGCAGGCGCTCCGCGAGCCGCACTGCCTGCTCCTCGTCGAGCACGCTCAGTTCTTCGTCAACGTCGATACGCCCAGCGCGCACGAGCGCTGGGTCAAGCGCCTCGCGGTTGTTCGTAGTCATCATCGTGATAAGGCCGTGCGGAGTCCAGACGCCGTCGAGGGCGTTCAGCATCGTGGCAACGGAGGCGTGGTCCTTCTCGTCACTGCGGTCGGTGGCCGCATGGAAGCCGTCCACGTCCTCTAGCAGCAGCACGGAGCGCGGTTTGATGTTGCCCACGAGCTGCATGAGGTCAGAGTCTTTGGCGATGTCGCCCAGGGGCAAGTAGTACGTCGGCAAGTCAAACTCGGTGGCGAGCGCCCGCGCGACAGAGGTCTTCCCGGTCCCCGGCGGCCCGTAGAACAGGTAGCCGCGGTGCCAGGGCTGCGACATCCTGTTGTAGCGCGCCTCGGAATTGAGGAAGTTCGCCAGGTCCGCGCGCAGCCCCTCCAACTGCCCTGCCTTCAGCACGACGGAGTCCAGGTCGCGAGTGGGCAAATCACCACGTTTCAACCATCCGCTGCCCCAACGCGAAGGCATCATCAGCGCCGGAGGCTCGTCGCTCTTGTACTTCTCGGCGGCCAGGGCTTCCAGCGCCGCGACCACGGCCGCCCTGCCCTCCAGCGTCTCCGCCGTGAACGAAATCTTCTCCATGCTGAGGCGCCAGTTGCTCGATGACGAGAGGCTGATGCGATCAGGCAACTGTTCGCGATTCACCTTCACGACGACCGGATGTCCGCCGATGGTGATTTGCTGCTGCACGCTGCCGTCGAAGGCGAGCTGGATGCTGGGAATCTCGTTGTCGTCCTCGTCGTAAGTGATTTCGGTGTTGGCCTGCATGGAGCGCCGGTCGATGTCCTCCATCTGCTCCAGTACCCAGGCATGGGTGTCGGCGTAGATCGGGTCTTCGCCCTGAATCGTCAGGCTGAACGATCCACCACGGCCGCGGTACCAGTCCCGCGCCGCCTTCACCGTAGGCCAGGCCAACTGCGCAAACGCGGCCGCCGCGACGGCGCGCCTACCCCACTTTCCGCCATGCTGCCAAGCAAGGCTCTGAGCGTTCAATCCATTCGCTGCCGCACGCGCTTTAACGGCGCCGTCATCTGTCACGATTCAGCCTCATTCATTAGTTTTATTGCTTCCTTGCTTAGTTCTTCTTCCTCCGCTTCAATTTCTTCCAGCCGGGCGACTATCTCGCCATAGTTGCGTCCCGTGGGCGTCTGGATGGGCACAAACGTCTCTCCCTCAAGCATGCTCATCACCGTATTGCGCCAGAACCCGCCGCGCCCAGGCGACAAGATCAACTACGCGGCCGCCATTTGGATGGTCAGTTGACCATAGCTCAAGATTCTCAACGCGATTATCGTTTCGAGCGCCGTTGATATGATGCACGCGCTCCGTAGGCAAAAGATCACGCCCAATATGCTCTGCCATAATCACGCGGTGCTCAAGCCGATACCGACCATTTATATGCCGGTAACGATATCCATCAGCGCGCGTATGTCCCGCTCCATTTGGTGCCTTATGCGGCAACGGATTTACGCTCCCACGCTTCCGCTTGCGTTGATAGTGCATGCTGCATAGCCACTTACGTGAAGCCGTTCGTGTACAGCCATCGACTGAACACCTAGCATTACGATATGGAGATTCACGTTGGCGGGCTTCCATTCCTCGCCAAATAATAGCAGCCGTGCTGAATGGAGTCGTTGGCGTGACGATTCTCATGTACTGGTTCTAGATACAAGTTTTCCGCCCCAGCCGCCTGGGCGCCCTTCTTGATATCGGCGCCCTGGAAGACGAGTTTGACGCCATGCTGGCGACAAAGCAGCGTTAGGGCGCCGATGGCGCGCGCCGTCCGGCATTTGTCGAAGTCGAGGCCGCCGTCGCGAATGACCCACGGGTAGAGCAGCCAGTCCTCGACGATCATCGCGTTTAGCTCAACCAGCTCACCGTCTGGTGTGAAGATGCCCTTGTGCCCACACCCCGGCCGCGCTGTGACCTCTGAAGATGGGCCGAGGAGCGTTGCATCGACCATGTCGATGAACTCCCACATCGGAGTCTGGTCGGCAAGGATCAGGTCGCCGTCCTTCCAGATCGACCAGCCTGTTGTCTCGCCAGGGTCTACGCAAAGCCAGTACATCATGTTCCTCCTGTTCCGTTTAGAAATGCTTCGTCTTCCAACTCCCGCATCCGCTTGGAGAACTCGGGATCAACTTCGTCCGCCAACTCCGCGAGCACATCGCCGTGACAGGGCTTTGGGGCGCAGTAGCAGACGAGCCGCTTGCCCTTCAGCTCAGAGAGGGCGGCCAGCAGCTCCGGTCGATCCTCTATCCAGTAGCGGTACTTACTAATGACTTCATCGCGGTCGCCATCTGGACCGATGACGAATGGGTTGCCCCACTTCGACGGCCGCCCAATGTATACGTCACCGGGCTGCTGATTGCGCTTGTGAATAACAATAGTACTCATGCAGGCCACCATTTCTGTCCCAGCGCCTCCCAGAGCATATCCCGCGAAGTCAGGTAGCGGTCGCGCAGACTAATAGCTTCGAATATCGGAAGACAATCCTGCCGCTCTGGCTGAAGATTATGCCAGAGGTCTGCGAGCTTAACGATGATGGCAATTGAATGCTCGCAATTGCAAATACCCTCGATATATTGCCGGTAAGATTCATCCGGCAACCGCGTGACGGCTTGGAAGATGGTGTACTGCGCGTTAGTTAGCGTCCCTGTTGGAATATCGTAGTCAGTGTCCTCCCAGACATCATGAAGAAGCGCAATGATAATGGCGGTCTCGATACTTGTACGGTCAGGGAGAGCGCCGTAGAGATCCGCGCCTGCTACCAAATGCCAATTTCGTTCAACGGCTTCGGCAACTGCTATTGGATGCAGCACGTAGAGCTGGCCGCACTTATCGAGCGCATTGCCGTGTGCCTTGATTGCGTGCTTGAGTGCTTCGTACCTATCCAACGCCGACTCCATCGTCGCGGATTGAAGCAAGCCATTCTTCACAGCCGCGCAAACGAAGAGACTGCGCTATGGTCGCATAGGCTTGCGCCTGCGCAATCTCATCAGGAGATAGATCAGAATCGTCAAGAAGACAAAGGGCAGCGTGCTCACAGACACTAGCCTGCTGCGCTGGCTCAAGCGATTCATTCATTATTTGCCGCATTTACTCTCCTTCGTCTTCGCTGATGTCTTCCAGAACCATCGTATCCTGCTCGTCAACCCCCACGTCCTCGGCCGCTCGAATGGCGTCTTCGATGCGCAGTTTCTCGATGCGGTCGTAGTTACCTTTGCCCGGACCCTTGCCGGAGGTCCATCATCGTATACCGCGTGACCCCCGCACGAAACGCCTCAATAGCTGCCTTCACGGCAGCCGGGTTGTCGGTCAGACTCATACGTCCAAACCTGCCCTACGGAAGTCGCCGCGTGCGTTCTTGAGGGCGCGGTTGTCAGATGGCGTGCCGTGGAAGCCAACTGTGTCTTTGCCGTTGGGATGCTTCATCCGATAGCCCTTCTTCGTCTGCTCCAGCGTCCAACCGTCGGCTTCGGCCGCCTTAATCAGCTCCTTGTAGCCACGGCCTAGCTTACGCGCCACGTCACCACCCCGGATCGAAGTCGGGGTCTTTCGCCTGGGACCAGCGGTCAACCACGTCGCCCTCAGCCGTGACCTGAATCAGCTTGTTGATCTTGGGAAAGTCGCACATGAAGCTCTGGATTTCGCGCTTCGCGTCCTCCGCGTCGGCCGCGTCTACTTCCGCCAGAATCTCGTCGTGTGTCAGGGCGATCATCGGGATGCCCGCCTCGTGAGTCCGCACGACCGCTTCCTTGAACAGGTCGGCCGCCGAACCCTGGACGAGGTAGTTGACGAACTTGTACGCCTCGCGCTCCGCGAACTGTGGATTGTACGCGCGGTGACGCCGCCCCCAGGGAGTTTTCACGAACCCACGTTCTTCGAGGCGCAACTCGATCATGTCTTGGAATTCTTCGACTTCCGGGTACGCCTCGTAGTAACGGTTCAGCCATTTCCTGGCTGTCGGCGTATCCACACCGTGCCATTTCTTGATGGCTTTGATGCCGCCGCCGTAGATGCGTTCGTAGTTGAACTTCTTGCCCCGCTGCCGCGGCGATTCCACCACGCCCAACCCGCGGTCGCGCGGTTTGAGGCCGATCATGTTGGCCGTGTGGGTGTGCATGTCGGCATCAGGGTCTTTCATCATGTTGAGGATGATGGAGTCCCGGCCGAGGAAGGCCGCGAACAGCAGAAGCTCGATGCTGTCGAGGTCAACGGCGACGAGCTTCTTGCCTTCGTCGGCGACGACCAGATGGCGCATCCGAAGGTCGTCGCGCGGCCAGTTCTGCACGTTCGGGCTGGACGACATCCGCCCGGTGCGCGCGCCGACCTGGCGGAGGTCCGTGTGGAGGCGTCCATCGGTGTGGAGGCTTGCGTAGACGTAGCCCTTGTCGGTGTCGGGCTGGTCGTGCAGCAGCGGCCAGACGTAGGTAGACATCATCTTGTCGGCGCCGCGGAAGTCATCAATCTTGCGGGCGAGGTCGTCGTCCAGGCCCTCCAGCACGTCGGCCGCCATCGACCGGCGGCCAGTCTTCCCTGACTTCTCAATGTGGCTGAGGTCTACGCCGCGCGCATGAAAGGCAGCTTCGAGTTGGATTGGAGAGTTCGGGTTGAATTCGTCGTTGCCGGTCAGCTCGAACAAGTCGAGCCGGATTTTGGTCAGTTCATTTTCGAGTTCGACCTCCAGCGCTTTCGCCCCGGCCTCGTCGATACCCATCCCAAGCGACTCCACGTCGTAGAGAGCCGATAGCACTTTCCGCTCCAGCTCGTACACGCCGACGAGGTCTGGGTTGGCCTCCAACTGCGGCACGATGGCGTCGCAGATGCGGCGCTGGAGTTCCACGTCGTGTGCGGCGTAGACCTCCATGTCCTCGTCAGGCACGTCGGAGTAGTTGGCGATGACGAACTTCTCGCCGGTGTCCTTACTGTGTTTCCGGCGTTTCTTGTTCTCGTTGCTAACCCACACCTTGACGGCTTTCTCCAGCTCGACGCCCGCGCCCTCCGGCCACGGCTCCGTACCGAACATCTTGTCGCCGACTGCCTGGAGCGCGACACTGCGCCGCTCGTCAAGGACGTGGGCGACGAGCATGGAATCTTCCCAGCGATCCCGCGGGGGTAGTTTGTATCCGACCGACTCCAAATGATGGTTGTCAAACTTCGCGTTGTGTGCCCGGAAGTACGCATCCTTATCCAACCAACGTTGAATTTCCTCTTTATCCTCGGGGTGTCGGAAAATAACAGCTTTCGGTTCCGGCTCGATGTCGAAGCCACAGCCACCCACCTCGGCGGCCGCGCTGCCGTCGCAGCAGCCTTCTTCGTTGACTAGTCCGTCACAGTTCGGACAGTGTGTCGGATACTGGAGGCACTCCTCGTCTTCTGGATCGAAGAACTGCGCCATAAACAAGTCATGCGCGTACCACTGTAGGCCAGTCGTCTCTACATCGAAGTCAATAACCCGCCGGTCGCTTAGCTGCTCTGCCATGCGTTCTTCCTTCCCGTATGGACACCAGTCCGCCGCCGAGGATATTCCTTATCTGCGGCAATTACTGTGTCGATTTGTTCCTGGCGGCGTACGCCCATAAGTGGCCGCAGACGATGACACCACGCTAGGACATCGTCGCGCGCTGCTAGACGAAACGTCCAATACTCCTTGTGGTGATTTTTCTGTTGATATGGGCCGCGAAGATTAACCTCTAGCAACGTTGCTGCACGCTCTATCACGTCCTTATCGGTGCAGGCCAGCAGCGCCTCCCCGGCGGCCGTGTAGTACGTGGTGAACTCGGGCGGCGCCCACAACATGCAGAGCATGTTCGGGTTGCCCTTCGCCAGGAGGCGGAGCGCCTTGCGGTGCTCGTAGACCACCACATCCCAGGGGTCACTCTGGATTTCTTCCGTCCCCCGGCTGCCGAACTGACGCAACCCAACGTAGTATTCCGCAGGCGGGATACAGATTCCGATCAAGTCCTTGTCGTCAATCGACAGCGGGTCGTCGTTCGGGACGTACGTGCCGTGAGCGATGCTTCCGCGCCAAACCTCTAGGCAGCTCCAGTCACGCAGCGCAGGAAAGGTACCGCACAGGTGGCGGTAGCTATCCTCAGTCTGCCACGGATTCGGGGGAGCTTCAATCATGGCAAGAACACTATTCCTTCCTTATCTACCTCAATTTTGCCCTGCTTCTCCATACGATTGAGTGCCAAACTAATACACGAAGATTCGGCAATGTCCCAAGTAGGCGAAGTGTAAATTGCGTCCCTGAGAGCGCCTGCATACCAGACTTTACCTACGTCATGCGTCAATATGTCTAGAGCGAGTTGTTCAGCAATTTCCATTTCTCGATTAATACGCCAATGGATGCGACCATCCGGTTCAGGATCACCTGGAAATTGATCCTTCGCCAACTCTTTGCATTGAGACACGGGTTCAATCATGGAGCGTGCTCCTTTGGATCGCGAACCTCTACCTTAATTCCCCAGATACGGCCGCCGTCGCTTGACTCTGCTGGGCGCGCGGAGAAGTTAATTCCATTGCCCGTGAACTTCGCCTCCGTCACGATGTACTTCGGCATAAGGTGTTTGTGTTGCTTTACGAGAAAGTCCCACTGGTGAACCCACAGCACAATCTTGGCTGGGTAGCGAGCATGCTGTGCGACGTAGGTGTCAATGTCTATGCGGATTGCGTCGATGTACAGCGGGGGCGCCCACTCGGTGTAGTCCAGTGCGATATTTGCAATCATGTCCGTCCCTCCTTCTCCAGATATTCCTCAAATTCACGCGCCCGCAGTAGCGACGTAGCCTCGGCGGCCGTCGTGTTCGGGCCTGCGTTCACGATGATGTCGGTTGTCTCCCCGCATTTCGGGCACTTCTCCCACGCGGGGTCGTTGGGCAACGAGAGCGCGCAGATCGTGCAGCGGCGGCAACCGTCGGCTGTCTGGGCGCTATCGCTCATGCGAACTCGCTCTCCGGCGGGAGCGTCACGTTGAAGGCTTCGAGCAGGCGTTCGACCTGAGTGCGCGTCAGGCCATAACGACCTTCCGCCGGAACGCCCTTCGTGATGGTCTTCGTCTCGTCCGTGTAACCCAAGAACTTCGGCCGAATAGTTGGCCCACAGAACCCCGAGCTGGGAGCGATAAAGGAGACAATGACCTCCTTGTTCGAAAGCCTACGAGAGGCTGCCCTGTCGAGGGCTTCTTGGAGCTGGGAAAGAAACTCACGCACTGTCATGCGGCCACCTGGATACCGAGTGCGAGCCAGATGGTCGCAGTAAGGGCGCCAAGTACGAACGTTACCCACAGTTTATAGCTAGCGTAGACGAGCAGAAAGGAATACAACATCGCTGCCGTCATGAAGCTCGTCAGAGCCGCGGGCTTATGGTCACTAAGCAGTGAAGGTATCAATCCGATAAGAAAGACTATCTCCCCCACCGAGAAGACCTTGTCCTGCCACTTCATCGCCTCGAAGTGCTGGATCGGATGTTTCACTTACCTTCAGCCTCAACTTTCTGTCCAGGCTTCAATTTCAATGCGTACTCCAGCGCTACGGCCCGCGGAAACCGCTGAACAAAGAATATTTGAAGAAGCATGAACGCTGCCCACAAAGCGACAAAATGCCAGATCGAATCCTCAATGTGACTAGCGACACTGAAGGCAAGCGCTATTACCACACCAGGAAGAATACTCCCAAGCCAACGCTTCATGCGGCCGCCTCGCCTGAGTGCATCCCCTTGTAGACGCCCTTCGGCGACTCATCGCCCTCTAGCGTCACCTTGAACGACTGCCGGGCGGCCGAGTGGAAGACGACGATCCCCTCGGGGTTGTCGAAGCCCGGCGCCGCGGCGCTGCCGTCGGCTGCGAGGTCGCCGAGGGCGGCATCCCACGTCTCGGGCTTGAAGGCGCCAACGGCGAGCACCGGCACCACCGAGCAGCACTCTGGCACCACGTCAGGGCCGCAGCCGTTGGCCTGCTGGTCGTGCCAGCGGCCAACGTTGAACAGCGCGAAGCGCTTGTGGTCGAGGCCGTAGGCGCGCTGAATGCCTGAGCCGTACCACTCGCCAAAGTGGTAGCCCTCTCCCAGACCGGCCGCTAGGGCGAGAGCGTTCTCCTTCACCCACCCGGCGAAGCCGAAGTTGTCGGACTGCTTCCCCGGCTGAAGAAGGTGCTTCCGGCTCTGCGCGTAGACGGCGTACCAGACATCGTCGGGCGCCTGGACTATTGCGACGGCGTCATCGGTGTAGTCGCCCTCGTGCTCCATCGTCTCCACGATGACGGCGCCGTTGGTGCCGTCGATCTTCTCAGTCACGACGCAGTCGCGGTTGAGCCGCGGAATCTTGGGCCACGCTTTGAATTGACTCACGTTAGTCCTCCTTCAGTGGCACGATGGTCGCCACGCGCTCGGGGTTAACGAAGATGGGTTCCTGTCCATCCTCCTCGTTCGGGATTTCCAGAAGCATGTCGCTCTGGAGGGCAGTCGTCACTTTCGACGCGGCCGCCCTGGTTCCTTCGTCTACGTTGAAGCGGATCGTCCGCCCATCCGGGGCGTGCTGATCCGTGAAGATGACGCTACTCACTCTGCCTCCTTCAGATTGGCCTCGCATACCGAGCGTACCAGCACGCGCAAGGCATCAAGGCTGCTGACGTTATGAATCTGGAACTCAATGGCGCCCTCGGGCAATCCTGCCTCGGAAGCGTGGGCCTCGACCTTGCTCTGCTGCGGCCGCACGACCTCCCAGATTTCGCCGTCGTGTTTGTGGATCATCGTCGCCTCGCTCGGGAAGCGCGGGTCCGTCAGAAAGACCACGTCCAGATCGGTCCCAGCGCGCTTCGCCAGCTCGCGCTCTGTGACCTCGACCCAGAACTCCGTGCCGAACACGTCGCGGTGAGCCTCCGTCCCGAAGAACTGAAGGAATTGGCGACCGGAAACACGAACTTGTGGATCATCACTGCGCGTGTTCTGATGGCCTTCGAGCTGCGCCGCGATTACATAGCGGCCAGGCTGCTTCAGCCAGTTACAGAACTCCAGTGCATCCTCGGCAGCGACGCCGAAGCAGGCGGCCGCGCTGATCTTCAGTGGGTCCGCGAACGCCAGGCGTTCGGCGTTCAAGCCGTGCTCCTCGCACCACTCCAGAGCTACCCCTGCAACGGTATCCTTGCCGCTACCCGCGGCGCCAGTCAGTCCGATGATCTTCATTTAGTTTCCTCCCCCATCCTCAATAATCCATTCTAGTTTATGAAGTGCACTATTTAGATCGTCATTATCAAAATGATCGCCCATAATCGCCGCAAGCAACGCCTTAGCATCCTGGGGCATTAGCGCCGTCTTAGTAATGTCTGGCTCCCTATTCTCAACACAGGCCCGCTCTCCCTCTGTCAACGTACCTGACCAGCCCGAAAAGCAGAACTCAGCCTCCAAGCCAGTAATAACCGTGAACGCTGCGTTGACAGCTTGACGCATCGGAGCATCTTGCCCGCCAGGCAACTCGTCTATGCGGCCACCTATCTTACATACCCAAATATTCTCCATCACAGTCCCAGCTCCTTTGCACGTTGCAGGAATAGAGTCTTTGCCTCGTAGGGCGTTAGGCCACCGTCCCACTGAACGCCCGGCGGCAGCGGCTCCCATTCGTCGTCGGTGGGTCCGACCGGCAGCAGCGCGCGGCCTTCGACCATCAAGGCGTTACGGTCAGCCGCCTTGATCCGTGGGTCTTTGAAGTCCTCGATCCGCGGGATTAGTCCCGTTGGCGCTACCTGCGGAAGGAACTTCTCAGCGATGACTTTGTCCGCAATCGCCCCCAACTCCCTGAACACATCGCCAAGCAGCGGCTTCACGGGAGACGGCGCGTCCCATATGTATGCCTCATGACCGTCGTGTAGCAGCGCCACTGTAGACCAGTAAACGTCCGCCGAGCGTGCCTCTACAATCCGACTAACCAACACGGAGTGCTCAGCAACAGAGTTAAAACGCCGAATATGTCCAGCGAAGCGACATACGTTCGAGAGAGCGTGTGCGATGTCAGCAAGGAGGACCGTGTCGGGGTCCGGGCTACGGAAGTCGTAACGTTGCCCGGAGGCCGTCTCGATGTTACCGACTGCCGTGCTCCATGCATCCCGTCCATCGCGATGCAGCGAGTTCGCGGCCGCCCGCTCGGGGTAAATATCGAGACAGCGCCGCGTGTCTTCAACGCTTCCTTCGTCCGGGTCTACGGCTGCGGCCGCCAAGACCTCGCGCTTCAAAGCGCCACCAGCTTCATCGTAAAGTTGCCGGTAGCCTGGCCCAAGCGCGTCTACTTCGGCTTTTTCAGCGAGGACTTCTATTTGTTCCATTCCGCTCATTTGTTCCTCCGTTTCTTGTGCGGCCGGTTCCGCTTGCGCGAAGCCCGCGCCACCCTGTTCTTGCGGCGACGTTCTAATTTCCTGCGGCCGTGGCCCTTGGTCCGGTAGCGCTTGCGTTTGCGCAGACCGCCAGGTATCCACTCCTTCCAGAACTCGCGCCAGAAGGCAACCTGTGCGGCCGCCGCCTCCGTAGCCTTCTGGACCTCCGCCTTAAAGTCGTCGGTCATGTTCTCCTGCGGGCGTTTATCATCCATTAGAAGTCAAGCTCCTCTCCTTTGTCGCTGTCGCCCACCTTGAGGCGATACTTGGTTGTGCCTTCCTGGTTCTTCTTTACTATACGTCCCTGCGCAAGCAGTGAGCGTAGAGCCTTCTTGTCGATGCGGTCCTGCGTCTCGTCAACTTCCTCGGCTATCTGTCCCTTGCTCCACCACATCGGCGGGTCGTCGCTCGCCAGGAAGCTCAGCACTTCTTGCTCCAACTCGGAGTCGGGGATGCGTTTGAGCGAGCGCGTGTCGAAGTCGTACTCCATGCGGATCGGGGCGGGCGCAATCTTCTTGCCGTAACGCTTCTTCGCCCACTTCAGCTCCCGTTGCTCGTCGGCGTGAACGGGGTAGAAGACCTCCATCGCGGCGACCTTACCCTCCAGCGCCGTCGCACCGCGCGAGGAACCCATCCAGTCGCCTTCGATGGGCGCCTTGTTCGCGTGGTGCGAGAGCATGATCCCACACTCATACGAGTTCGCTAGCGCCACGAGTCCATCAAGGACGCCCTCCATTGCGGAGTTATCGTTCTCGTCGCCGGACCAGATACCGCGGAATGGCTCCAGCAGAAGGATGTCAGGTTTGTGTTCACGGAGAGCGCGTTCGATAATTTCCATATCCTCGTCGCGGTCTACCTTCAGGCCGGTGTAGCCACCGTCACCCCACACCATCAGGTTCTTTTTGGCGAGTTCCTTCTTCTCCTCTGTGATGGCGATGTGCTCATAGAGCTTTTCCATGTTTTCGCGCATGTAGTAGCCGCTTCCCTCGTTCTCAATGAGGAGCAGCCGCAGCGGCTCGTCGGGCGCCTGCACGTCTGGGAGGTCATCGAACAGCGGCAGCCCGGCAGCCCACCGCATCATGCGGTTCGTGAGGAGTGTGGTCTTCCCGCGGCCAGCGCGGGCGATGGTCGCCGTGATTTCGCCGCGCACAACCTGACAGTCCGAGATAAGACTCGGCGGCTCCTTGAGGTCCATCGCGAAATACTCCTCCAGCGAATGCACCGGAGGCGGCGGATCGACCTCATCGACCGGGGCTGTGAGCTTGACGGCAGCGTTGACCCTAGAAAAGGCATCTTTCCTTGCTTCCGCGTCAAGCCCTGCGAAGTAATTTACTGCCTGTTTCTCAAACTCACGATTCATCGCGACCTATGTGCCATTTCTCGTAGAACTTGCGTGGGCGAATACTCCGCTTCTGCTCGGGGTCGTACCACAGGTCGCGGCCAAGCATTACAACCATATGTAGGTTCAGGCGCGTTGAGTCGGTCACGCAGGCCAGCCAGAAATGCATTCCCGGTTTGTCAACCGCCTCACTCAAGCCAAGTTTCCACCCAAGCACCTTCATGATGGCCACCCAAATCGCGTCGATCTGCGATGGCGTCAGGTCAGTCAACTCATCCGGGGCGATATGTGGCAGTGACTCCAGCGACAGCCCCGTGGCGCACGCAAGCGAGAGACGGAAACAATCGTCCTCATAATTCGTCGTTGGTGGAATCCAACCAGGATTAGGCACCTAGAGACACTGCCTTCCTATCCGAACAGCCACATTTCGCACAAACCCAACGCTGTCCAGCACCGTGCTCTCCACTATGCAACTCTAGATTCTCAATGCGATTATCATGCTTATCACCATTCAAATGATGTATTGTCTCAGTTGACAGTAGCGGCCGACGTAGATACTCCGCCATGACGCGTCGATGCTCAAGCATTACACGCACATTCGGCTGTCCTACAGGACTACCATACGAATACAGCCAATATGCCGGATGTAGTACACGACTAACGTAGCCTTCATGTGGCGCGTGTATATCGCTATAGGGATATACAATGCGGCACTTTGGATACAACGTCAAAGGAACATGAAACCGCCGCCGAATTTTGATTACAGTATGGCGCGTAACACCAAACAAAGCAGCGACTTGCCCAGTATTAAACCTCCGCGAGCATAGTGCGGCAACTATGTGTTCTTCAAACCAATCTGGAAACTCCCTATAGTGCTTAGCCATTAGCTATCTTGCAGTCCGGAGAAACATACGCGCTCATGCCGCCCTCGTCGCACCCAGTACTCGTAAATCCTCCAGAATATGCGTTCCTAACAAACCTACGAACTTCACGCTCTGGTATAGGATCGGTCCCAGCGTCGTTAATTGCCTGTATGAACTGAATAGCCTCATTTTCATTGTAATGTTTGCAATTCGCTAGCTGCTTAGCAACGTTAAAGAGAACGGTGGCCCGGTGGCCCGGTACTAGAGGATTATCGTGACGATGCTCGAAGATGTAGCTCGCACATACATGAAGGCTATTGCGCTCGCCGAACTCGCCTGAGCGGACCTCAGCGCGCGGCTTGCCGCCCAGCGCCCGCCCACGGCGCCGCCAAGCCTCGGCGGACGTACGGTGTTCATCTGCGAATGCTAGCCAAAATTTACGAAGAATTTGATAATCAAGATTCTCTTGATGCTTCCAAAGCCCAGACTTACCCCACACTATCGGCCGCTGGTTGCCATGCCACGGAATACTAGCGTAGTTTCCTACCATCCCCTCACGCAGACCATCCTGCTTAGGAAAAATCTCCAGTGCTGGTTGTCCAACAGCGACAATAACTCCGCGCAGTACGGCACGGGCATAGTATGCCTCCAGGGGTTCATCGAAGAAAATGAGCACATGGTAGTTACCGCTCCGGCTACGCTCAACCCACGCATAGTCAGTCGGCAGCGTGTCGGCGACCTCTTTGGCGAGGTCAAAGTTCGGCTCATCAATATCAACCAGAGCGTAGGTGACGGTATCATCGTCGCGAACAAGATAAATGCCGAGATCGGCATTCTGGTCGCCGCGTAGATGCGCCTCAAACAGCCCATCCCAGCGCTCCTCGGAGAATGCGCCAGTGGACGAGCGCTCAATGGTGCCCTTGCCCACACCAAAAATGTCCCGGCGGCCATCGAACAGGCAGCGCATGATCTGTGCTTCGTCAGCGAGCCTCACCGCGGCTGACTCCCTGTGGGGAAGCGGGCCTGCTCGTCCTCGATCTTGGAGTCGTCTTCCTTTCCCTCGAACGGCTCACTGGCGCCCATCGTCAGCACGGACCCGGTCCAGCGCCCCTCGCGACGGCCGCAGCGGGGGCACTCCCACTCGCTGACCTGGCCGACATCCCCCGGCGCCGACTCAGGATGGTCGTCCTCGTAGATGACTCCGATGGGCATGACCGTCCGGTCGCACCGGCAGCAGTAGCCGTCGGCCAGCTTGGCGTCCTTCTTCGCAGGCTCGTGCTTGCGCGCCGGTCCCGGCGGCCGACCGCTAGCGAATAGGCTTTTCATGAGGGCGTCATCAGTCACGCGACAGCGTTCTCCCAGACCTCTAGCGCCCAGGCATTCACGGCGGCGTTGAGTTTCTTGTGTTCGACAATCACATCGCGGCCAGAGACACGCCACCCACAACCCCACGTTTCATAGGCGCCGAACTTCTCGAAGCCCTGAATGAAGTCAATGCGGCAGAGCTTGCCGTCCTCTGGGTAGCCTTTGGGATTCGCGGTCGTCGCGTTGAGGGCTTCGCGGATGATCTGTTCGTTGTTGCTCACCGCGGCCGAACCTCCTCCTCGCCATCCTCCAGTACTTTGCCGGAGAAGCGCCCCTCACGGCGCCCACAATCCGGGCAGCGCCACTCACTGACACCATCAAAGCCGTCTTGATACTCGACGCCAATGACGCGGGAGAAATGCGTCGTGGGATTATCGAGCTGGTCGGCAATGGCCCGGTAATCCTCGATGGTGGCAAGGAATTCCCCATTCGGCCCACTGTTGTAGCAGTGCAGGCTATCCTCGGGAATCGCTGCCCCGCGGAGGTCGGCGCCACAACCGTCGCATTTCTTGTCGTCAGCGAGTGCCATCAGCCGATCTGCCGCAGTTTATCTGGCTCGTCTTCGTTGTCGATCAGCACGTAACGCACCCAGGTTTTACCCAGCTTGAAGTCGATGACGCATTCGAGTTCCGAAAATGAGAACACGAACCCGGACGCTTCATCACCAAACTCCGCGGCAATGAGCGCTTCGGCCGACTCCTTCTGAGCGCTGAAGCGTTTTTCGAGAGGCGACTTCATAGGAAGTTATGCCCCACGAACAGGCCAACCAGCAGCCAAACGATGCGAGCAAACCAGAGGTCACTCGGCTTGATGTTGTGGTAGTCGATGTTCATGCCGCACCCGCCCGACGCGCTTGGCGCATCAACAGCTCCGCTTCGATCTTCATGGCGAAGGTACCTTCGGGATACTCCTGAGCGGCCAGGAGGATGCGCAAGTCGCGCGACGTGAATTCAGCCGGATCAGTCATTGCCGACGCCTTCCCGAATCGCGTTGTAGGCGTCCACGTTCCAGCGCGCGTCGGCGTAGCCGTTATGCACCTCGTCGTTGACGATGCCGTGCGCCTCCATGCGATCTGCCACGGCCTGGCCTGAAAGCACATTCTTCGCGCCCCAGGCACCTGCGGCGAAACAGCCGAGGTCGAGGAAGCGGTGCTTCCACGACGGCGCGTGGCCGAACTTCTGAAGTAGCGCCGTCAGGTGCTCCGCGTCGAAGTGAGGATTCAGACCCATGATGGTCGCGCCCTCCAGCTCCTTCGCCATGCGCCAGCAGGCTTCGGCCGCCCCGGTGACGGCCTTGTGGCCGCTGGGCTTTTCGGTGCCCTCCTCCTCGTCCTTGATGACGCCCTCCACGAGCATGTCGCGGGCGAAGCGTGGGTCGCCGATCCAGTCGAAGCGCTCGTAGAACCCGCCAATCTGGAGGGCCGTGGCTTCGGAGTTCTCCAGCTCAGTCGGCTGGAACTGGTAGTAAAGATGCTCGCGGCCAGTGTCGAGGGGAACGACCCCAATCTCCCAGACCTCGTGTACGCCGGGAATCAGCCCGGTCGTCTCCACGTCAACACTTACGATTTTCTGTGTCATCAGCCCTCCAGTTTTTCTGCGTGGATTTGAGACAAGTCAGTGGCAGTGTCCCCTCCAACAATCTGCCGTCCCGCTACGCCAGGTGGACACCCTGAGAACAGGGCCGACGCAGCTCTACCATTTGCGCTACTTAAATGTCGCTACCCAGGCCCTCCTCCTTGGCCTTGGCCGCCGCGGCTTTGCGGCGTTTGTCTTTTTCCTGGTTCTTAGCGTCGGCGTCCTCCGTGCCGACCTCCTCTACGCCATCACCTGAGTCGATGGCGCTCTGGTAGGCCAGCGCGATTTTCACCGCAGCCTGACGCTGCTCGTCGGACACCGTGCCGGACTGCTCGGCTTTGAACCCGTAGTAGGTCGTATTGCCGTTCGGCGCCGTCCTAGATTCAGAACTAATCGTATAGATATACGCCCAGGGAGTTGGCGACATATCGATCATCTGGAGCAGCTTGTTCGCTGTGGGCGTGTCGCTGGACTTCATGGACAGCCGCAGCGGGTAGCCGGGATTGTCCGCGAGGGTCACGACGAAGTTGATCGTCGTCTGGATGGGCGGCCCTGACCCCCAGGGGTGGTCGTCGTTGTTGACGGCGAGCTTCCACTGCTCCTCGGCGTCGTCCAACTCCGCGAACCGCTGCCCAGCGTACTCCTCCGGCCAGTTGTCCGGCACGACCTCGCCGCGAGCGGTGTATGCCTTGCCGCCGCCCTTGGGCGCGAAGAAACGCCCGTAGTAGAAGTCGCTGATGACGATCTGTACGGACTCACCGTACTGCTCACCCGTCAGCGAGTTGACCAGCGTACCCTGCGCGACGCCATCGGACGCCTCCTTCGACAGGCCGTTGACGACCTTGATCGCGGGGAGCTGAAGTTTGCTGCGGTCTACCTGGCCCTTGACGCGCTGCGCAAGAGCCGCTTCCTGCTCGGCCGAAACGGCAACCTCGCCGCCCGGCGTCTGTGCTGCAACTGCTTCTGACTCAGACACTAACTACCTCCTTCAGTGAATCTGTTAACCAGTTAATTGGTTCTAGATACAGCATAACCCTTCTGTCAAGAAGTCATTTGCGGCGCGTCACCTTGACGAATTTGGTGATACGCGGCTCAACGCCCGGCGGTAGCTCCTGGCCGTTCTCCAGCGATTCCCGCACGAGCTGGTTGAGAGGTTTCTTGCGGACTTTTTCGTCCACGTACCCAGCGGCCAGGCCCTGGTCTTCGAAGTATTTGACTGCCGCCTTCTCGTCGAAGACAGACGAGTTGACCTTCTGTTCGCGATTGAACTGAACGTTACCGTAGCCCTCGCCCAGCGCCAGCGTGGCGCCCGGCAGCTTGGCTTTCGCCATCGCGTCATTCATTTCCGCTTCGGCGCGCTTCTTCTTCTCGTCGGCTTTGTTTTTCGCCTTGTACTTTTTGTCGTAGTCGGCGCGGGCGTCGATGACACGCCGCGCCAGCGTCTCCAGCAGCTCCTCAGCCATCCGAGTCCTCCTCGGTAAGGTCCGGCGCAGGCTGGAGGTTGACGACGTTGTCTATCGTCGGCCGGGTCAGTTTGATGTACATGCTCAGCACGGACGCCGTCGCGATATTCAACGTGAACATCCCCACGACCCAGCCGAGCAGGATGGCTAGCGGAGGCCAGCCGAAGTACCAGGCGCCGATGCCCTCCCACAAAGCCAGCAGGAAAAGCTGCATGAAGGCGACGGTCGTCTCAAACGAGTCTTTCATTACTTGCTCCTTACTCCTTGTAGACTTTGCAGTACATCATCGGCGTTTCCATATCGATCCTTAACGATCTGTCCATTGCAAACGGCAATATCGTGGGATGCGGCATCCGACGGGATGCTGGGCGGCGCCTCTATATCTGAGCGCTTGAGCTGCCGCGCATCATGAATAACAAGAATCGAATATTTTTTCATTTCATTTCCTCCTTTAGATAACAAATTGCAGCGACTAGACGCGCCGGATCATCATTGAAATGTCCAAGTCCAAGATTACAAGACGAGCATATCATGCCCCTAAAATTTCCTGTTGCATGGTCATGATCCACGACTAGCGGTCCCGCATCGCCGCAGCAGATACATATTCCATGCCGCGGCAACTTGCGCCCAAATTTAAGTTCTAGGCGACGACGCCTACTCCGTACAGAATGTGCCGCAGGAGTTGCACACAATGAACACAGATAAACTTGATGTCCTACGCGACGAAGCTGCCAATCCCATAGAAACATCCCGCAATCTTTACAGTGTACCCTAAGTATTACCGATTTAAGTGCGCGGCGTATCCGCCACGCACGACTTACACATTCACCATTACAGTACTGCTTTATCTTACGGCCAGGCATAGAAAATACACGCGCCCCACAGCTAGAACACAAACGAATACCAAACATTACATATTCCCGGTAATCGTTTCGACTATAAGCGTCTTCGTGGCTAGTTTCGGCGCGATCTTTCCTACATCCACAGTATCAGGTGCGCGAAGAATATGGCGCTGTGGGTGGAATCCCTGCCCTTTCCGGTCGATCCGGTCGAACGCCTGCTGGTTTTCACCGGGCACCCAATCCTCCTCGATGAACCCGCAATCGGCCGCGCGGAACAGGTCGATGCCAGTCCCGCCCGTCTTGATGGTCGCGCAGATGATGTCGAACTCTCCGGCCTGGAAGTCGGCCGCCAGCTTGGCGCGCTCCTCCCGCGTGGAGTTACCGCCGTGGAAGCCATGCGCGTCGGCGCCCAGCTCGCGGAAGCGATGCACCAGCAGATCGACGGTGTCCTTGAACCAGGCGAACCAGACGAACGGCTGGTCAATCCCGTTCGAGAGGACGATCTGTTCAGCTTCGTCCATCTTCGAGGACACGTCCTCGCCGCCGAGAATGGCGGGCGACGTGGCAACCTGGCGCATCCGCATGGTCCGCGCGGCCGCGTTCGGAATCATCATCTTGACCGTCTCGACGCTTACGTGCTCGTCTTCAAGCGCTTCGACCATTTCCATCTTCTGCTCTTTACTGATGTCGGGCGCCTGGGCAATCTCAAACCAGAAGTCTTTTTCCGCTTCAGCGTAGATTTTCGCCTGCTTCGCCGACATCGGCGGTTCGTAGATGATGGGGTCCAGCGGCTCGGGGATGTCCGGGTGGATTTCCCGCTTGGTCCGCCGTACCATCTTGTCCGACAGCTCGAAGCGAAGGTCGTCGGCGTTCTTGACACCAATTATTACATCACGGCCTTGATAGCCCTTGTAGAACTCCGTGTACGAATAGTAGAAGGCCCAGAACGATGTGTATTGCTCTGGCTTGAGCCAATGTAGTGCAGCGTATAGCTCACCTGGATTGTTGAGTACCGGGGTACCGGTTGCCGCAATCTGGATCGGCGCCCGGAGACGCTGGAGCGCTTTGCTCTGCTGGGAGTCGTGGTTCTTGGCACGGTGCGCCTCGTCGGCAATAACTCCGAACCATTTAACTTTGTCGAGCGGTCCTTTTTTCTTCGCCGATTCGCCCGCCAGTTTGACGCGCTTTTGCAGCTTCTCCCAATTCACGAGACACCAGCCACCCTCTGGAACGGCGGCGACCTGAGCAGCGCGCTTGGCGGCCGCGTCTTTCCCAGAGGCGTCCACGATGACGATCTTCTCGTCGGGCACGTCCGCCCACTTCTTAAGCTCGCGGCGCCAGTGGTCGAGCACGGACGCTGGGGCAATGACGAGGACGCGACCAGTGAACGGCGCGTCGCCATGCTCCCGGCGCCATGCCTCGTAGACGGTGCTGATGGCCTGCACCGTCTTCCCACCGCCCATGTCGTCGGCCAGGATGGCGTGGCCCTGCGCCGTCTCCAACATGAACTCGACGCCAGCACGCTGCTTGCCTGCCATGCGGTCGGCCCACGGCACGGACAGCGTTGCGTCGTCGGGAATCTGCGTGACCAGCTCGGCGGCCTGCTCTTGGCGAGCGGAGCGTACCCGCGCGAGGAGGCCCGCGGGCAGCTCTGGCTCGACCGTGTGAACGAGCTTAAGTAGCGCCTGATCGTCGTCTGGGATTTCCCAGACCTTGCCGTGCGCGGGGTGGTCAGGGTTGTACCTCTTTCCAGACATCGCCTTAACGCGCGCTAGCTGCGCCGCAAACTCATCTTTCGTCCCACCAAGCTTAACTAGGAGAACTTCATCCCCCTGGATCAGGCGCGCTGGCATCAGGTGTCCCGCTTCAGTATTAGGTCGCCCTCAGCCATCAGAAACCTCGACGACCGCCGCGCTGACGCGATAGCCACTCAGCTTCCGGTCAATGAGTGACTGCACGTCATCGGCGACCTGTTTGACGGCGACGGCGTCCGGCGGACCATCCACGAGGGCGACTCCGCGAACATGAACTTCATGGCCGTCGCATTCGCAGCTAGTCATGAAGGGCGTCTCGCCCTGCTGTGTCAACGTGTGCAGCTTCTCGTAGAGGCTGTCCGCAAGTGGACCGCGATTGCGAATGTGAAATTCCCAACTCGCTTCAACGCGCGGCGGCAACCACTTATATACAGCCCACCGCGGGTCCGTGTAGAGCAGCCGGTACTCGTGGACAGTGAAGCCCGGCTCGCTTGTAATCCCAACCTCGCCTAGTGAGTAGATGCGCGGCAGCTCGTCATCCAACTCAGGGAACTTGACAATGCGCTGAGGAGGTTGGCGGATAGCCGTCTCGTGCCCGTGTGCCGGGCCACCGATAAAATGCGCGAGCATTAGTCTATCTCGCCGAACTTCGCCTCGTAGCGGTCGAGCTTGCCGTACGCTGCGTCTAGTTCAGTCTGGAGCTGTAGCTTTTCCCGACTGAGCTGCCGGATCGTCTCCATTGCTTTTGATGGCGTTGGCGGCTCCGTCGTCTCGACGGCGTCCTCCACGGTCCCACCAGCTCCACCGCTGAAGCCTTCCTCGACCTCGCGGATGGCAGCCATCTGCTCGGGCGTCAGCGGCCCCTCGACCTCCTGGCCGACTGGCTGCTCCACGGTGGCTCCCGACGCCATGCGGCGCCGGGCATCAGCAGGAGACTCGCCAAGCGAGGCGACTTGAGTGGGCTTAATCTGTTGGCTCGGTGGTGCCTGGGGCATCCTCGACCTCCGCGTCTTCCTCGATGACCTCGACCTCAACGAGCTTCGCAGAAGCGAACTCGCAGAGCTGGGGCGACAGGTTGACCTCAACCACGGCGACGCCGTTACCGGAGTAGAGCCGCATCACGCGGCTGCCGTCTAGGGCAGGCGGCGAAATCTCCATCCGGCCAACGAGGTAGCGGTTGGTAACGGAGAAGACGCTAGGGACTTCCTGCTGCTCCTCCGGCTCCTCGACAAGCTCCCCCTCGGCGACCGGCGGCTCAAGGATAGCTGCTGTGTCGCCCATCAGGCAGCCCGTCCCAACAGCTTCGGCTCGCCGAGTACCTGGAACTCGATTTTTTTCTTGTTCCGAATCCACGCCTTAAGGCGGGCGGCCAGGGCGATGCTTTCCTTCACGCCTTCGTAGGTCGGGGACCAGAAAGCGAGTACCTTCTCGGTTATCTCTTTACCGTCGGGCGATTGGAGTTTGACCTCCCACTCGAACGGCTTGCGGTCGCTAGTCATTAGGACACCATCAATACAAGAGCATCTTTGGGGTACTTAGATGCCTGCTTAGCAAGCACGTCCAGCCGCACGTCAACATAATCAATTGCCGTGTCGCCGCCGCGCTGAGAAATAATCATTGTCGTCATTGCTCCTCCTTCTCCTCGTGACCATCAAGATAATCTGCCGCTGCACGCAAGATTACAGAGTCATCCTGCAAAAGTCCAATTGCAATGTTGCAGCGTTTACAAAGTCCTGCCCGAATCTTTCCGGTTTTGTGATTATGGTCAAGCGTCTCAGCCTTTAGCCCACAAATGGCGCACGGCTTTGATAGCAATTGATCGTACTCGTCTACAGTCAAGCCATACTTATGTTTAACATTTACGCGCCGAGTGTACTCAGGATTATTCCTGCGCCGAATACGCTGATCTTCAGCGGCACACTCTTTACACCAACTTGCATAGCCGCGCGCCCAACGCGTATCAACTGAGAACGCTTCCTCTGGCTTCTGTTCGCCACACCTTGAACAAATCAAATTCATATCTGTGTTCCTGTATAGGCCGCACCCCAAGGTGTCAAGAGTTTATTCTTAATAAACGGCAAGAACGAAAGCTGAAACAAACCAGTTTCCCAAACGTGACACCAACCCATGCCAGGCGTCCAATCAGGGTCTGGCTCATATCCCAAACCATCTGGACGAATCTCTGAAAGAGTGCCGCAACTCATAGCCACGCGAACGTCTAGCGGGTCGTGCTTCGTCCGGTAGATCAACGAGCCACGATGGTCGTGGCCGTGAACCTGAGAGCGCCCGTGCTTCTCCAGCAGCTTCCGCTCAGAGTTGTTGCCGGTCAGATAGCCGTGGCGAGCGGATAGCTCAGGTGTGATGCTATACTGCGCGAGCTTCCAGTCCTCGTCCACCAACTCAATGCCCAGCTCGTCCAACCGCCAGAGCTGGCGGAAGCCGATGCTCGTGTCCGGCTCCGGTTCGCCATCGTCTAGGCGACCAGGGCGGAGAGCTTCGAACTCGGGCGCCATGTCCTGTGCGTAGTAGAGGACGCGGTCATCGTGGTTGCCAGGCAGCAGAACGATGCTCGCGTTCGGCACGGCTTCGCGAACGCGCCGAAAGTTGGCGACGACGGCGTCGTTCGTCTCGTTGAGCAGTGCCCCAAACCGCCGGTGGGTGCGGTGCTTGGAGAGCATGGAGTTGTCGGCTACGTCGCCGAGGAAGATGACTTGCTCCGGCTGCTCGCAGGCGAGAAGGTTGCAGACGGCGCGAAGACCGCTCTCGTCGTGGAACGGCGCATGAAGGTCGGGGATCAGCGCGACGCGCCGTTCGCTGTCCTCCTCGATCTGGCCGTACTCCCACGGCTCGAAGTCGCCAAGGTCTGGGATGACCAGGAGGCCGTCGCGCCGGGTCGCGTTGACCCGGAGCTGGAACATGGGAGCGTCCTCCTTGCCCCACTCGCTGACCCTGATCGACGTGACAATCCAGTCTGCCGGGTCGAGGCCGTGCTTCTCCAGAAGTTGGTCAGGAGTGACGCCGCGTGGGTCCGACAAGGCCGCCGACGTGATCGAAGCGTCCTGATCGTTCCGCGTGATCCCCGCGGGATCGGGACCGCTCCCTGCGGAGCGACCGGAGTCTTCGATACCGGCGTCGCGAAGCCAGCCGCAGAGCGTAGACTGGCCGACTCCAAGTTCACCCGCAACGGTGCGCTGGGTGGCGCCCGGCTCAGCGAGCAATTGCTCCGCCCGGTTAACGATGGCACGCTTCTGGGCGGCCGTGTACTGCTGGCTCAACGGGTTCCTCCTCGTTCGACGATCATCGGCTTACAACCAGCGTAGCACCCCGATCAAGTGACGGCAACGGGGCGATCCCCAAGGGCGAGACTCGAACTCGCACCGCCAGCGACCTTTCGGCCGTCGGCTCTCTACCAATTGAGTTACCTCGGGGTGTGGGAGTCCTTGAACCCCCGCTCTCAAGCGCGCCCAGACAGCGGGGGCAAGGGACTCATAACTAGTATGGCACAGCCCTGTCAAATTTGACGGTATCTCGTTACGAGATACCGCCATCAGCGCAGGGCTAATATGCGGCCGACTATTAGCCCTCCCCTTATATACAGTCGCCGGGGATCAGCTTCGCTTCGCCCCAGCTATCGGTCGCCACCCAACCCATCTTCGCCATCTGCGCCTTCGTAATGTCGATGACGCGGCCGGTCCAATCGGCCGGTCCCCAATCCGTCTGCGTGACGTAGTCGGTCCCCGCGTCCGTGCGAAGCCGGAACGTCTCGCCGAGGGTCGCATATGAGCGCAAGGCGATCCCCGGTTCAGTAGCCTGATAGCCCCCGGCCGTCAGACCGCCGCTGAATTCGGAGACACGGCCAGCGAAGACGCGGCCGGACAGGCAGTGTCCGCGCCGGGCGTAGTAGCGGCCGCGCTTGCGATCCCAAACACGGCGCATGGCGGCGCGGTGCCCCGGTGGGGCGCACCGTACACGCCGCCGCTTGGCCTGGATCGTGATTGGCTTCGGCGCCCCACGCTGCCAGGGCGCAGTCCAGACCTTCGCCGCGAACGGCCGGAACGTCGTCACCTGACATCGTTCGGGGACGACGCTGGCCGCAGCATCAGTAATGACCAGGGCGTAGAGCGCCAGCGCGGCCAGGACTGCTAGGGTAGCTATAACTCGTCGATACAAAACGCCTCCTTTGCTCGGGTTTCCTAACTACGCTACACTCGCTGTCAAGGGATGAAAGCCTGCACACGAGGCCCTTTCATGTAGAGAGCGTCAAATCGAAAATTTTACGGCGAGGCCAAATCTTAGAGGGCCAAAGGCCAAATTAACAACGAAAACGCAATTTGGCTTGTTTAAGCCAAATCCTGGTGTGTAGAGGGCCAAAGCCTTAAAATAGGGGCTTATTTCCTTACGCGACAATCGTCTGAAACCCCCTGCAACGACGAGAGAACTTGACAAACGTAATTTGAACGTGTACGCTCGATGCCTCGCAACCCCCGCGGGGTCGCAGCGGCATCGGGCCACGTCACCTAGAAGACGCGGCCGACGGAAGGTTGACACGTCTGCGATACTGTAGTTAATGGAGGCTGAAATCTATTTCATTGCCGCCCCCGAGGTTGGGCGGTTTAAGATAGGACGCACAGGAGCCTTTGACGTGCGCTTCAGCGCGCTGCAAAGTTCTTCTCCATGTCGTCTAGAGACGATTTTCGTCGGCTCAGGGCCTCGCGAGCTAGAGAAATTGTGTCAGCAGATTGCATTGGAGCTGGGCTTTATGCCCGCGCATGGAGAGTGGTTTACGGGAACCCCAACGTCGGAGACGTGTAGCGAAATTCTCGCCGCCGCAAATCTGCGCCGGTGTGAAGAAATCGCTGTTATGCGCGCTGCGCTAGAGCTTAAAGCACTTGAACGGCGGCGTCGTGATGCGCGGGAACGCGCTCGACGTAATCGCATCACAGAGACGAAGGCATACTTCGCGAGTCGCCGCGCCGCTTAGAGAGCGCGCGTCGCTTCGGCGAATACGCGCGCTGCCCAGACGAGGTCGGCCGCAGCGCGGCCTGGCTGTGTTTTGAGCCACGCCTCCACAGCGTTGTCGTCGTCTGGGTCGATGCCCGCGGAGCGGAGTTGGATGTAGGTGTCCTTGGATAGCTCAGCTACCACGGCCGCCAGGCGCCGAATCTGCTGCGTGGCGACCTTCGCGACATCGGACGGTTCACCTTCGATGTCGGATGGATCAGTGTAGGTGAAGTGGCGAGCGGGCACCAGAACAGCCTATCGGCGATCAGAGGCTCTGTCAATGGTAGGATATGGGGTGTGTCCGCAAATCTCCCGCATCCCGCTGATGAATGAAGTCCTGGCTGAATTGGACGTACGCCCTCCGGGTGATCGGCGTGGTGGGTTTCATCGTTGGCGCGACTGGACTCCAGTGGCCGCCGCATACGCTTGGCTCCGTGGTAATCGCCTCCCTGGGGGCGCTTTTCGGCCCGGACGCAGTTCGTGCTCGGGAGGGGAAAACGTGAGGGGCGCGCTATACGCACAGCGGGCCAAGATTGAGGTCGTCACAGCTATCATCGCCGTGGAGGCCGTCTGGAATCTGGTGATTCGGTGATTAAATGCTGGATCAAACGCTGGTGGATGTGGATCGCGGTCGTCTTGGTCGCCGTCTACTTTGGCGGCCGCGGGCAGATAGAATCCGAAAAGCTCGCCGACACCGTTGACGCTGTCGCCGTCTTGACGCAGGAAAATCACCAGTTGGTGGTCAGCCTTCAGGCGGCCATCGTAGAATCCTGCGAGAAAATTGGGAACGAACGCGCGCAGGCGACGCGGGAGCAGTTGCACGAAGAAATCATAGAGGCAGAACACCCCGACCCCGAAGTCATCGCTGCCTTCAATCTCCCGCGGGAGAAGATCGACGAACTGATCGCTGAAAACGTGGCGAAATTGAAGACGCGCCTCGATCATGTCAAACTCGTGAACTGCGCAGCGCAGTACCACATCAGTCCCGGCAGCGGGGACCGCCGCCGGGACCGGAATGCGGATAGCTCGACGCCTTAACGCAGGCGGCCGACGCTAGACTGCGATCCGGCTGCCACGAGGGCAGCTAGAACCGTGTACGCGCCGAGCGCGGTGACGACGGCGTAGCCACCGGCACCGAGCCAGACGAGTCCATCGACCAGGCCAGGGAGTTCGACGTAGGTCGTCAGCGCGTAGGCGCCGCCGAGCAGCAGCGCGATACGCACGAGTGCCTTGACGAGGATCGTCAAGATGATCCCGATGCCAGCGGCCAGCATCAGACGACCGCCTTCTCCACTCCTGTCACGACCTCCTTGACCGTCAGGTCGGGGGTGCGCGCCAGCAGACGGACGAGCTTCTGTCCGTCAAAGCGGTCGCCGTCGTTCAAGACGCCGAAGATGGCGCTCTTGGCCCGCGGCTTCGCGGTGATGATGTCCTGAAGCGCGAACGGAATCCCGAACTCGAACCGGACAGCCTTGTTGCCGTTTTTCGCGACCTTCGCGTAGCGTTTGGTCGCATCGGCAATGTTCTTCACGACCAGAATCGGACGTGCCATATGGTGAATCAACCTCCTTTGTAGGGATAGCTCTCTTGTGGAGCTTATCGGAATACTGTCGATTTGTCTATGGGCGCTCGGCCTGCGCCGCCAGCGAACCGACGACTCCGCCGCCAGCCCAAAGCATCACTAGACCAATGAGGGTCCAGGTTCCGACGAAGCCGAACCAGATGTACCCCCCCCCCTCAGATTGTGGTGGTCGAAGTTCAAAGGTCAGATCACCAGCTTTATGTAGATCAGCACCACGTCTTCGCCGTGCTGGATGACGACGGGGTCAGTCGGCACGAAGCCCATTTGCAGGTCGTGGTCGCCCAAGATCGTGTCAGCCGCCAGACATACGTCGCGCCACTCGTCAAAGGTCTGCTCGTGACAGCCGCTCGGGGAAAGTGAGGGAGTCCCGACCTCCGCGGCCGCGTAGGGAGACGGTGAGTACCGGCGGATTGCCCACTTGGCGGTCATTTCTTCGACTCCTTGATGGCGCGATCCACGACCTCGCGGCCGACCTCGTCTTCTAGGACGTGCTTGATCTGGCCGTAGTTACGCGCGGCGCGTTCGACCAGATACGCCGGAATCTCGATTTCGACTTTGATCTGCTTCTCTTTAGCCATCTTTCGTAACCTCCCTCAGTAGCTCTTTCACATCTTCGCGGTTGACCAGGATTTGATTGTGCCACGGGTGTCCGGGGCGGACCTCTTGGGTCCACTCCAGACACCGCAGCTTTTCGAGCGCTTCCTTAGTCGTCATCGCCCGCGGCCGCCTCTGCCTCGTCTTCCTTCGCGACCTCGATCAGCCCTTCCTGGGCAGCGATTTTCGTGTCCTTGGACGCGACCGTGAACTTCACGTCGCTGGTCTTCAACTGCGTGGTGTAGAAACCCCAGCCGCAGACGGCAAAGATTGCCACGATGACGACGACGACGGCGACGATTGCGCCGAAGCCCCATTTCACGTCTCATTCTGCTACCTCCTTGTTGTGATTGACTTGGCGAGCGCAGACAGCGGCCGCCGAATGTCCTCGCGCGGCGCAGCAGTGAAGCCGCGCTTGCGAGGTTTGCGTATGGATATGCCGTAACGTGGTACGTTCACGATTGCTCCACGGGTTGTATGTAGTCTTCGTCGGGAAGTTCGATCCCTTCGGTATCTGCGATCCCGTCCAGATTGAAGCGCCGGATCGCTTGGCGGTCGTGGTCGAATCCGAGAAAGCTCTCGCTGTCGTCGGATAGCTCGTAAGGCGAGACTGTGCGGATCATGGGTACAGGCCGCGACTTCGTCACGAACCAGAACCTAACGACACGTTCCGCACGGATCGCCGAAGTGATTATGTCGGCAGCGTCAGTCATCCGGCGTTAAAGCTCGAAAGGATTGCGCCCGTGGTGTGCTCACCGGGAAGCATCGTCCCGATTTGCTCACACGAACTGTATTTGTCGTCGGTCCAAAAGTCAGGGCACTCTAGCGGCTCACAGTAACCAACCTCGTCACCATGTGGAACATTGCGCCGTGCATCGTGCTCGGTATACGCAGCTACAACGTGTCCGTCATAAGCATCGTAACCGACACTGTCCTTGGCCCTTAGCAGATAAATATTCATGCGACCTCTACCTCCGTTGTCCGCTCGACCTCTACGGTGAAGGTGAGAGTCTTCTGCCTAGCGCGCCTGACGCCGAACGTGTAGCCGCTGTAGCGCCACGAGCGTCCGAGAACCGTGCCAAACACATTCTCGTACTCGCCGCCGTTCACGCAGACGCGCTCGCCGGCGCGCAGCCGCTTGCGGCCGAAGTAGTGGTATGTCAACACACCCCTACGACCCGGCCAGCGGCCGCCCCTAAGCGGCCCTTCGGGCGCCATGTCCGAGTCAAGCTCGACCCGGACATACTGCGGCTTGCAGGGAAGGCGAACGTCGCGCGGAAGGCGGTCCACTTAGACCGCCTCCCCGTTGCCGTCAACCTCTACAGCGGGTCCGCAGGTAGCGCGGGCCTTCACCTTTTCGGGGTAAGTGCCGTTGGGATGGACAGCGATGTCCTCGACCTTCACCGGGCACGCGAGGAAGTGCTGCGCGTTCGGCCGGAAGTCAAGTGCGAATTGTGGGTGTGGCGAGAAATGCAGGCCGCCTCCGCACTCGCGAACTCCGCCGTCCCAATCGGGCGCTACGGTTTCCTCGCCCGGCTTGTAGGTGATACCCTGCCGGGATTCGTAGCCCTCGCCAACCGCCTTGTAGAGGATGGCGACGCCGTCCTCGATGTCGATGCCGTAGAAGCCAAGCCACTCGGCGGCCGTCTGCGGTGTAGCCATCGTCAGTTGGCGAACATCCCCGACGAGTTTGACTTCGTCCGAGTGGGAGAGGAGGACCGCAGTCGGCGACTTCGACTTGACGGTAGTCCAGTCGAATGCGCGGGCAGCGGCGTTCCCCCACAGCGTGGCGGTGCTGTCCTCCCGCAGCGTGGCGGTGCTGTCCTCCCACAGCGTGGCGGTGCTGTTCCCCCACAGCGTGGCGGTGCTGTCCCCCCACAGCGTGGCGGTGCTGTTCTCCCGCAGCGTGGCGGTGCTGTTCCCCCACAGCGTGGCGGTGCTGTCCTCCCACAGCGTGGCGGTGCTGTCCCCCCGCAGCGTGGCGGTGCTGTCCTCCCGCAGCGTGGCGGTGCTGTTCCCCCGCAGCGTGGCGGTGCTGTCCCCCCACAGCGTGGCGGTGCTGTCCCCCCACAGCGCGGCGGTGCTGTTCCCCCACAGCGTGGCGGTGCTGTTCCCCCGCAGCGTGGCGGTGCTGTCCTCCCGCAGCGTGGCGGTGCTGTCCCCCCACAGCGTGAAGTGTCCGCCTCCGGCGCACACAATCAACTCCGCGTTGCCGTTGTTCGTGCGCGCCAGAGCGCGTTCAAGTTCGGCCTGAGTCCTGACTTCAATCATTTGGCATTCCTCCTTTGCTCGTTAAGTTTGCTTGCTATGGCTTCAGCGCTCTGTTTGCTCACGAGACGTAGCAGTTGCTTGTCGGTCGCCCTGGGATCGTCTACGGTGTAGGCGCCCTTGATATGCGGGTGGGGCACAGCCTTGGCTAGTGGAGCATTCATAACTATCTTACACCCTGTTTTCGAGTTTTTGTGTGATTCTCGTCACACTTGGATAGCTCGATCATTGTCTCGGGGCGAAGACGAAAGTGCCAGTAGTGACCGGGGAAGCGTCCTTCGTAGTTACCGCGAAGCTCGCGCATGGGCGGTAGCTTGAACCAGATGCGCGTCCCTTCAACGCGAGTCACGACGACGATGCCAATCCAGCGCGGCTCGTCTTCAGGATCGCAGTCCCGCTTAGCTTCGCAGACCACGAGCCGGATCATGTATCCTGCTCCTTCATTGCTTCCCAGCAGTCTGTGTGGATGCGCCCCTTGAACCATTGCTCGCCCTCACCGATTGGAATGGCCCGGCCACGATAGTCAGTCGCGTGCTCGCGAAACCGATCCTCCGGCTCGTCAGCGTGCAGGCAGTGCGGCCAGCCGCAGTAGAGGACTTCGCCAACCTTGCCCATGTAGCGGCGTGCGTGCCCGACAAGTTGGCTGGCCTCATTGACTTCCCAATCGAACCGGCCACCCTCTGCCGCGTGCAGGGCACGCAGCGTTTCCTGCAACGCCGCAGACTCACGCAGGTAGCGCCGGTACAGATGGTGAGTCGGGGATGGTGACTCGTGTGGGTTGTTCCAGGGCAGCCGCACCGCGTCATCCCAGGTCCGGGGCAGGACGTGAACGTGAATGTGGTGTATTGTCTGCGAAGCGACGGCGCCCTTGGACGTAATCAGATTGGCGTCCTCGACGCCGTTAGCCTGAGCGAATTCGGCGGCGCCCCGGAAGGCGGCGGCCGTTATGCTTGGATCGTCGGCGAAATCCTCAGCGTGCGCTCGCGGGATGACGAGCGTGTGGCCGGGGGTGACTTCGCGCAGGGGCGCAACCGCATACACGCCGGGGGTTTCCCAGAGGATCGTGTTCGGCCCGGCGTAGTCGCAGAATGGACAGGCATCGCGGGGCGCATTCATGCTGCCGCCGCCCAGCAGTCGTCAGCCCAGCAGACCTTGACCGGCGTCTCGTCCAGATAGCCCAGCAGTTTGAGACACGAGTCCACGTAGGCGGGCGGCATCGTGACCGATCCCCAGACGAGCGTCGTGGTCGTAATGATCTGCGTCGAGCGGCTAGCTTCGCGGACTTGCTTCGCCAACGCAGCAAACAGCTTCGTGCCGGGGCGGCACGGCGGTTCGATAATGACCACGTCGGCTTCGTCAATCTTCCGTAGCAGCGCGGCCTGAGCGCGGATAGCTCCGCGACTTGCCTGCCACGCGCTCACCGCCTCGATCCGCTGCGCCGCGAACCCGGCTTTAAGCAACTGCTCGCACCACATGCGTTTGACGGCAGGCGGACACAACACGAGCACGCGCGAGCACGAGTCAGCGGCGGCCAACGCCTCAGCGAGCCACCGCGAGCGGCCGAGTCCCATCTGCTTCGCGAAGAAAGCGCAGTTGTCGCCAGCCGCGACGGTCGCGCCCAGGTCATCGTGGCGCCGCAGGGAGGACTCCCACTGCGCCCACCATGCACCCAACCGCTCGGCGTGGTACTGGCGCCATTCCGCAGGGCTTCGTGCGTCAGGTGGCCTCATGGCGCGATTCCTTTCATTGCAGCTTCAACGTTTTCGACCTCGCGCTTCCGGTCCTGCAAGTACCCAACATGGCGGTGCATTTCTTCGCGGCGCCTCCGGGCATTGTCAGCGTTGTGTACTGAGCGTTGCTCGCGCGCCTTCGCTTCGTCGCGCTCACGGATCGCCCAGGCGATCCGCCGTTCCAGCGTTTCTTTACTCTCGGTGAGTGTAGTCATATCGACTGCCCCCGGCGCTTGAACTCGTCTTCGATCATGTCGCGCTCGCGCCGAAGTGGGTAAGCGATTGACTCTCCCAAGGGACCGGCGCCCAGGGTGGCTTTGAGCGTTTCGAGCCTTGTGCGCAGCACTGCACCCGACGCCCGCTCAATCACCGCTTTGAGTCCCTGTTGCTTATACGCGGAGTCCTGTATCCGACTCGCGGAAGTGCGCCGGGCAATATCGAGCGCCCGTCTGTATGCCAGCGTGATTCCCTTGCGCCGGTCGAAATTGTCTTCGTGGTGACAGGTTGCGGTACCGAAGATCGTCCCGCCTGGCCGTTTGTCGCCGTCCAGGTCAATGAATACCCGCGTCTCGTGCGAAGGGCGCTGGTAGAAACGGCGGCTCATCTTCATACTGCCCTTCAGCAATTCTACCGGGTGAGCCTCATGTTCGACATTAACGCGCGCCTCTGGAAAAAGCTCGTGCAAACGGTCGAGCGCAGCCGGATGTACGGCGCGGCCCAGGACAGCGCGGTTGCGACTCTTAGCGTCGGCCAACATCAGACGCACATCCTCCGCCGCGGGTGCTGAAGGTCGCCATGCTCAATAGGGCGCGGCCGTTCAATCGCGTGCGGGGTGCGCATTAGGTCGCGCAGCACGTCCTCGTGAACCTCGACAAGAGCGCCGGGGTTTGCACGGATTTCCTCCGGGTCGATCCCTACGGTATCTGGGGATGAAATAAGTTTTGTTGTCATTGGATAGCTCCCTTCGTAGTTAGTGTATCACGGGGAGGGGAGGGAACCCTGCCCCCCCCCGTGACAGGCACTATGGGTTGACGGCCTCCGCGTCCGAGTGGTCGCCGGTGAGCACGATGACGATGTCCACCATGCTCTCGCATCCGGCGTCCACGAGCACGGCGGTCTTCGTCTGCTTCGCCGCCTCCTCCGGCGTCTCCGCCGTGCAGACGTTGACGAACCGCTCGCCGTCGTCATTCGAGCCGAACACCGTGTAGGTGTTCAACTGCGGCAGCGGCGCGTAGCCACTGGCGATGACTTTGCCGATGTTGTCTACGTCGGCGGCCGTTTCCTCGTCCTGCATGAACTCATTGTCCTGAAGGTAGAGGGAGGCGCCGCTACGGTCTGCGACGAGTATTTGGACGCCGATCGTATTGCCATTTATGCTGCGGCCGGTCAGGGACACGAACGCTCCCTGCTCGATCTGCGTGCCGAACTTTTCGATGGCATCGTCCGGGGTGATTATTTCCTGCGGGTTGACGATAGTCGCCTCGGCGTCGCCGGGGTTCTGGATCGCCACGATGGTAATGCTGGTGGGTTCCATTGCTACTCCTTTCACTCGTTTTCGTCTGGGTCTGGAAAGTGCTCGGGGTAAAGCTCCTCTGGCCCTAGCTTGTCGCGAGCGCCATCAAGCTGCGCATCGCGTTCGCATAGGTCACAGCGGCCGTCAAGATTGATTGCCGCGTAGGGATCGCCGCATCGCTGGCAACCACGGCGTGGGGCAGCTTCGACTTGCTCGCGAATGCGCGCCTCATTCTCAGCGCGATCCGCCTTAGCCCGCGCCGCCCGGCTAAGCTCCGCCGCGTGGGCACGCTCAATCCGCTCGTGCTCGTCAAGATGTGGCATGGATAATCCTCCAATCGCGCTCGTGTTCCACGGCGGGGCGAATGATCTGCCAGATGATGCTCTGGAACTCACGCGGCGTTTCGCCGACGATGGCCGCGGCCGCGGCGTATGCCTTCGCGATCCTCGCGTAGCGTTTGTGCTTTGGCTGGTGCGGGTAGGCGAAGCCAAGGGCGGCAGCCTGTCCCCAGCGGTCAATCGTGACGGCCATGCGGCTGCCGTTCAGGTTCGCCCAGAAGTTCGTAACCTTGTCGCCGCCCAGGACAATCAGGGGCGACTCGCCCGCTGCCAGCCGTTCGGCCTTGGCGCGGTTGGTCGCATAGCCCGCTGCGTTCCAGGGGTGCCCGGCCAGCACGGCGCGGGCGCTTGCTACGTTCGTGCGCCACCGCTGTTGCGGCGAGAGTGCGGCCACGATGGCGGCAACTGTCGGGCGCCCCACGGCGTACTCGCGAGACATAGAAGCGATGACGCTCTCCGCAGTCGGGTACCAGAGGCGTCCGGCCTCTAGCGCGCTCTCCGGCGCCGCCTCATAGAGGCGAAGCAGCCGGTCGCGCATGTGGCGGTGCTCTGCGGCGTGTTTGGCTTGTCTCTGTCGCTTCGTCATCGTTTCCTTTCTGTGTTGAATATCTCATTGGCGGCTCGGGGAATCGAACCCCGACGGCTGGCCCTGGGTAGAGCCACCGGCTACGCTAGTGCTGCCACGGCGCCGCCACCGGAACAATGAGGCAAAGGTTTACGGCCTCTATGTTCGCCCTAGTCAGTCGCTTGATCGGCCCGACTAGTCACCTCATTATTCGCGGGGCAGGGTGCTGCCTGCGTACGCTCGCTTCGTGGGAGCGCGCCCCGGTCAAGTGGGAGTATTTGTATCACAGATTTGTGGGGCGCTCTGTGATTCCCGTCACAGAGCGCCCCGTCCCCCTAGTCCCTCGGGTACCTCGGGACCAAGATGTGATCTACCGGCCCTGAGTCGTGGTCGTACATCGCCCGGCAGACCTTTCCAGCCCAGGTCTGTCCCTCGCCCAGGGTGTAGAACTCGCCCAGCCGTGCGTACCGGACTTCCCCGGTCGCCACGAATTCGTCATAGCCGTCATAGTCGGCGTCCGGGGCGAGCGTGTCTGTGTAGACCTCGCCCTCGTCTGCGATGGCGGCCGATTCCTGCGGCGCCGTCGGTTCGTCGTCTGAGACGACGTACCGGCAGACGCGCATCTTGGCTGCCTCGCAATCGGTTGGAACGCTAACCACGTCGCGAGGATTAACGAGAACGGTCAGCAGCGCCGCGCTCGCGTACCCCTGCGCGTACTCATACGTCCCGACGTGCAGGCCAGTGTGGCAGCCGACGCCGGGGTCGTGCTGTACGTCGCTACGCGGCATTTCGACGGCAGCGCCAACGGGGTTGGGTAGCTGCCCCTCGTAACGCTCGCCGTTGACGATGCCGTGGCCGCGACTACTTGACACGTAGTTGTCCTCGCCGTCGGACGTGACGCCCTTGTAGGCGATGAAGCAGCCATTCGTGGTGATTGTGAACTCGCGGTCCCGCAGCCAGTCGAAAAGCTGTTCCCGCGAGTGCTCATTCGGGTTAGCCGCGACGTTTTCCATGAACCGCACGAGCGGCCGCCAGTCGCCAACGCCCGGATCGTCCAGGCAGCGGCGAATCTGTTGCGTAATCGTGGAATCGACCTCGTCACCGTCGAAGTAAACGCGGCCATTGGCGACGGCTACCCGCTCGCTCAGCGTGTCGAAGTGCTGCGCGACGGCGTTGCTCAGGTCCGCCAGGCTGCGAAGGTCGTCAGCGGAAGCATCCGACTGTGCGCCCTCCAAAAGCTCGGCGAAGTGAGGATGGTCCCCGGTGGCGACGACGGGCGCACCGCTCGGCATGAATACCGTCAAGCTCTCGCGGCCGTCCTCCGTCCTAACGTGGTGGTACGGGTGCATTATTTACCTCCTTTGTTGGCGGCGTAGACCGCATTGACATACAGCAGGGCATGGTCAAGATGGCTCTCGATTGTAGACTCCAACTCCTCGTCTAGCAAGGGGTAGCGCTGGCAGACCGTCGCGTAGTCAATCATTTCCTCGTCATCTGGCCGCTGAATGAACTCCGCTCGCGCTTGATAGCGTTCCTTCAGCGTCCCCGACTCCCACAGGCGCCAGGCTCGGCAGAGCGCGGATAGCTCCGGGTCATCAACCTTGTCAGCAGGCAGCGCAATCGGCCCGACGTAGCGATAGCGAAGCTCCAGGCCAAGCGTGATAGCCAGTCGGGACTTGGCGCCCAGGGACTTGTACCATCCGGTCGCCCCACGTCGTACTGCCTCCAAGCCGTTGCGGGCATGCGGAAACAGACGCTTGAACTTGTCGGCGCGCGTGTAGACGAGACAAACCACGTAGGCGTCCTCTGGCAGACACTTCGCCACTGAGTAGGCCAACTCTGAGCGCTTTTCGCCAATCACGTAGTAGAGCTTGCGCCCTACCGTAGGCAACTCGTCAGCCTCGAATTTCTCATTCCAGTATCGGCCGCCCGTAATCACGGGGTAGGTGCCCGCGTACTTGACGGCGCCGCTCCCGCCTTCGTTCACCTTAAGCGGGTCTTTCCAGTCCCGCACGTCCTGCCAGTTGACCGCAGTCACGGCGCCGTCGATCCACTGAGGGCAAGGCACGGCGGCCGAATCCGTTATGAAAATCGTGGCTTTGTCCGGCGCATCGTGCATCCCGTGGTGTTCCAGGTAGCGGTGCAGCTTGCGGCTCTGAGTCGCAGACCATTTCGCGTTCGGGTAGCCGAGAACCCAGGGGTTCTCTCCCGCCACGTCGAGCGTGATTTGCCCAGCCGGTGTACGGTGAGACGTAGAGCGCGAGTAGCCATGCACCCTCTTGGCTGCCCACAGTGACGCCGCGTATTCGCGTTTGCCATCTTCTACCACGACCGGGTCCAAGTCTTCGGCAGACAGCACCGTGGGGATGTCCTCACCTTTCCACTGTAGGTCGGGGACATTCTTTTTACCGAACGCGGCGCGGGCTTCAATCAGCGCCTTCGCGGCAGCCGGGCGGTCGGGCGCCCCGGTGATTGCATCGGTCACGACTTCCGCGACTTCGCGCTGGAAATCTGCAAGCGCGGCGTCGATTGCTTTGCGTGTGCGCTCGGAATCCTGTAGTCCCTCACGCGAAGGTGTGAAGTGGACGGCGCCAATGGGGACGTTGACGACAAGCCGCTTGTCATTCGGCAGCGTGTCTACCGCCTCGTGCTCGTAATCGTCGGGTGGCGGGTAGGACACGTTCCCCATCACGATGGTCAGCGGGCGGCCATCGTGGCGGCCGGAAGCGCCGAACGAATTGTCCCGGTCGGCCACTAGGTAGTTGTCGCCAACGGCGTAGCCGGATAGCTGCGGGGGTTCCTCGCCATTCAGCAGCACGAGTCCCGGCTGCCAGTAGGAGAAGAAATCGCGCGCCTTGCGTTCCA